GGACAGATCATGTCGGACAGGCGCGGACCACCGCATACATTTCCCGCTCCACCGGGCCAGCGTGCCAGACCAAACCACGGATCCGGCAGAACCCTTTGATCGTGATTCGAAACTGGAACTGGTAGGCAATATACGCCGGACGGCCGGTGATGCTTTCGCAACTTTCTGGAGGAGTGGGCAGCGTCAGCGTGGAGCGGAAGGATTCCTTGAACGGCACCAGCGGATAGCAGATCGGATTATTCACGTCCTCGCATGAGTTGCGCGCGGAGCATTGCTTGAACTCGTCCCACAGTTTCCAGCACGCGTCTCCGTCCGGACGCCATTCAATTTTGAACACCACTTCCCCGAACAACCGATCGACCCACAGCTCGCCAGACACCAGTTTCTTCAGCGAGAATTCGTCCTGCCAGTTGTAGGCCGGCGTCTCGAAGTTCCACGTGACACGGTTCTCCTGATCGGTGCCGTCGTTCTCGAACCGGTCGTCCAGTGACAGCTCCCACAGTTCAATGTTGGAGTTGGTCCGGTTGACCACCACGGCGAACGCTCGCTCGGTACCCCGAACCGTGGCCGTGAACAACTGGAGAATGTCGAGCCCCTCCATCATCCCTTCCCACACCGGAGGCTGCTGTTCGCGGAACGAACTGATCGGCATGAAGTCCAGCGGGATGATTGCCTGATGCACCACGCCCTGCGGCGTCTGCTTGGGAAGCGTCGTCTCAAGCAGCCGGTTGTTAAAGTAGATGCCGCTGATGAACCCAAGGTTCGAGCGGTCGATGAACTTCATGATCCGGTTTTCGTTCGCGCTGATCGGGATGTTTCCGGGCTGATTGAAGTAACGGACGGCCGTGATCAGGGATCGAATCTGCGGCTCGTAGGAGTGGTAGTAGAGATCGCCGTTGACGGCCACCACGGACCGGTCGTTCACCGAACCGTTGTTGATCTGCACCACGGTCTGCAGCGGCTGGTTCTGGTTGTTGGCGCCGATCCAATCGAGCCGGGTGACTGGGACGTTCAGACCGTAGACCGAACGCTTGGTGAAAATGTAAAGCCGGCCTTGTCCCAGCGCGGCGTCGATCGCACCGTTGTGGCGCAGGCAGGTGATGTTCCCGTCTTGCGTTGGTACCGTGAAGCCGTCACCGCCCACGGCCAGTGGGTTCTCGGTGACGTTGAGCACGGCATCCCGGAACTGATAACCTGCGGAACCCGCCGGACCACCAACGATGTCCCCAGCCGAATACTTGCGGCCCTGCGCATACCACAGCCGGCCCATGTAGTAATCCATCGGACCGGCCGGAGGAATCTCGTTGATGCCATTCGTGCTGACGGCCAGCAGAGGATTGGTGATTCCCTTCGAACGCCTCAACTGCGAGCCGTCCCAGATCAGCGGCAGCGTCACCAGATCGCCGGCCTGAATCACCATGAACTGTTCAGCCTGCCTGAAGAACGCCTGCGGCAGAGCCGGAGGGTTGATGAACTGCGTGCCAGCCGGCGTGCCTACTGCGGAAGTCGCGGCAATGAGATTGAACCCACCGGATGAAAAGATTGTCGGGACAGGTCCGGTCCAAAACGCGGTGATGTTGAAGGTGATGACGCCGGGCGTGGCCGGAAACAATACGTTCTGGGCCAGCGTGATCGTCCCGGCGGGCGAGTGCATCACGGTCCCGGCCGGAAGGAAGACGCCTGTGCCCACCAGAGTCTGGAAGGTGACCGTCGGCTGAGGCGTGATCGGCTGGACGGACAGATCGAGGCGATTGGTGACCGCGTCCGGGAAGACCTGATAGATGTGCCCACCGATCGACAGCATCAGGTAGGGGTTCTCGTCCGCCGGGTCGTAAACTTCACCGCCCTGATACAGCGCGCTGCCGTCGTGAATGGTTCCCAGTTTCGTCCAGCCGGACCGCTGCGTGATGCCACCGTCGCGGATGGTACCGTTGTTGAGCCACGCAAGCTGGTTACGGTGGAGTCCATTTGGATTCTGGGGAGACTCCATCGTCGTCACTTTGATCGAGTCGATGCCGCCGGAGAAATCGACTTGACCATCACGAGTCGCCACAGCGCTTGGTGCAGCCATAACTATTGATTGCCACCCTACTTCCAGCGGTGTTAAAGACAAGCTGATTATGGCCAGCCGAATTTTGAAGTACGGCGCCCTCTGGCTCTCCACCGTACATCCCGTTCAGATTGAGTTCGATTGCATCCGCAAAGGTGGACGCTGGGTCGGACGCAACGGGCTCACGATGGGAAACGGAATGGTCTACCACTACAAGCAGGCAATCAGCCTGATCTGGCCGGAGATCGTCTGGCACAAGTGGAACAATCTGGTGCTGGAAAAATATCTGAAGCACCGCACCATCGGGATCATCGGACCTGCCAGCAGCGGCAAGACTCACACGGCGGCTGTGCTCGCTCTGATGGACTACTACCCGTTCCCTTCGGAGACCACGATCATCTGCTGCTCGACCACCAAGGAAATGCTGGAGCAACGAATCTGGGGAGAAATCAAATCGCTTCACCGCAAGGCCCGTGAACGTATCCCATGGATTCCCGGTCACCTGATCGAAGGCCGCTTGAGAATTCTTTCCGATCAGAGAAACCAGTTCCTCGAAGGACGCGACTTTCGCAACGGGCTGATCGGTGTGCCCTGCAAAAAGGGGGACACCTACATCGGGCTGGGCGACTTCGCCGGCATGAAGAACAAACGCGTGCGGCTCTTCGGCGACGAGCTGTCGCTGCTGCCGCGCGTCTTCGTTGACGCGATCTCCAATCTGGACAAGAACGATGACTTCAAAGGCACCGGGCTGGGCAATCCGAAAGAGACCACCGACGCACTGGGATTGCACTGCGAGCCGGCGGCGTATCTCGGCGGCTGGGATGGCGGCATCGATCAGACACCGGAGACGAAGTCGTGGGAGACCCGACGGCCGCTGGGCATCTGCATCCAACTGGTCGGCACAGATTCTCCGAACCTTGACGGCAAGCTGGGCATCCCGCTGATCACTCAGGAGCAGATCGATCGCGACGTGGCCTTCTACGGCGTGGACAGCCAGTGGTTCACCATGATGAACCAAGGCATGATGCCCAAGGGACAGGGATCCCGGCGCGTCATCACCCGGCAGATGTGTCTGAAATTCGGAGCCATGGACGAGCCCAACTGGGCCGGGTCTGATCGGGTAAAGATTGGATTCTTGGATGCGGCCTACCGGGGCGTGGGCGGGGACCGATGCGTGTTCGGCGAGCTGCAGTTCGGCTACGAGACTCCGCCGGCTGACGTGGCCGTGGGCAGCCTGATCACTTCCATCATCAATCAGAAAGCACTCGATCCGAAACGGAAGCAGATTCTGGCTCTGATCGGGACCGCCGTGGTTCCCATCCGGGACGGCGAGGACGAGATACCGGAAGACCAGATTGCGAAGTGGTGTCGCAGCGAGTGCGAGGCGCGCGGCATCTCGCCGGAGAACTTCTTCTTCGATGTCGGCATGAGATCGACGCTCGTTAGCTCCTTCGCGCGCATCTGGTCGGAGAAGGTGAACCCGATCGACTGCGGCGGCACAGCATCCGAACGGCCGGTGTCGTCAGTGATCACCAAACTGTGCAAGGACTTCTACTCGAAGTTTGTCTCGGAGTTGTGGTACTCGGTTCGCATGGTGATTGAAGCCGCTCAGTTCCGGGGCATGACTGAGGACGTGATGCTGGAGGGTTGCGCCCGGGAATGGACCCGGACCGCCGGCAACAAGATCGAAGTCGAGCCCAAGGAAAAGATGAAGTTGAAGACCGGCCGCTCACCGGACCTGTTCGACGGTCTGGCGGTCGGAGTGGAAGGCGCACGGCGCCGGGGTTTCGCAATCGCCGCGCTGGCAAATCCCCGCCAGAAACGCAACGGCCGGGAGAAAGACTGGCGAGATGAACTTACGCAGCGGGCGGTGGCGTTGTCGAAGGCGCCGGTGCTGAACCACGCCGCCTGATCACTGACACTTCGAACCCATCAGCGCAGCCTTCAATCCTGTATCCGTTCCACGCAGAACCGGCTGAACGAACTGAGTCTGATTTGTGCCTACGATCTGTCCGGAGTAGATGTCCCACAGGAGAAACGTTTCCCCGATGATCAGCGTGGCGCGCGGGTCTGAGAGCTGTTTGATCGGCAGTCCCTGAAGAGCGCCGACGAAGTGTGCCGGGTCGTAATCTCCAGCGGCGTCGAGCTGATCGAGCTTCAGCGTCACTGCCTTGTAGTTCGCGCAATGGTTGGTGTGCGAGAGCAGGTCGATGCTGGCGCCGGTGTAAGCCGCGAACGTGGCGGCAGTGGCCATTTGCTGTGGCGTAGGACCGGTCTTGCAGCCAACGAGGAGGAGTGGAAGGATTGCCGCGAGGAGGATTCTCGTTTTCATGGTGTTGCAGTAACTTCCGTTTTGAGGGGTATGTCAACTGATTTTGCCGATTGGAGAGTGGTCTGCACCGTGGTCTGAGCGACAACCGGAGCGGCAATATCAACCGATCTTCCGTTGGTGAAGAGGGTCGAGATGAATTGCCCGATCCCTCCCATGAAGAAACCGACGATGATCGCTACTTCCATAACCGTAGCGTGGTTTCCGGAGATGTAGGACACCGCGCTAATGCCCATCAGGTAGTGACCGAAGTTCTGTAAAGCCAGCCCCAGCTTGACCGGGTATTTTACGATCCAAGACTTCACAAAGTTGCTCATGCAGTTCAGGGATTAACGGCCCATTGAACTTGCCATGAAGGACATTCGGTCCAGCCACAGAAACTGCGCAACTGAATTTGTGGTTGAGTCCATCGCCGCCATGCACAGCGCGTCGATCGGAATGTTGCTGATCGTAACCCAATTCTCATTGTCGATCGAACAGAGCACGACACCGGCATTGGTGGACATGAAAGTCAGCTTGTGGAACGAGTTCGTTTCCACGATCACCGAACTGTTGCCCAGAGTGATCGTCGCATTGCTGCGTGCCTCGAAGATAAAATTGCTGGGATCATTTTTCTTTCGGTCCCAGCGCAGCATGACGCAGTTGCTCGGGTTCAGTACGGTTGCGGCCACAGCAATCCCTGCATCTTCCAGACCAAGACGGTAGATTGATCCGGCGTTTGTAATTCCGATCCTGAAGACCGCGTGAAATAACCAGTTGGAACTAAGTCCGAGATTGTAATAGGGTAACAATCCGGTCGATCCGTAGGTGCCGATGCCGAAAGTGTTGTTGGCAGCGGTAGGACTTTGGAGTGCGATGATTCCATAATAAGGCGGGTCGTTGCTGGCAATGTTCAGAACTGCCCCGCCTCCACCGGATGCCACGCCTGTCCATTTCAGTCGACCAAAGTTTCCGCTCGCTCCGGAAGCCCACGTATCAAACTCTTCGTCGACGTAATAGGTGTCGTCATCGGGCCAACGAGGAGCCTGAAGGGTTCCGGATTGGAGCGCGCTTACAGGGCGAGTGAGAAGACCCGGGAGAGAGGTTCCTCCGCCACCACTGGCCGGCTGTCCATTGGTCCACGTCTTACTGGTCCCCTCGTATGCCATGATGTCACCGGACTGAAGTGTGCTCGGAACAACATCGGAATGATTGGTGAACACCGAGGGTGCCGGTGCCGGGACGTCTGCTGCGACAAGGGCTCTGAATGTTGGATTACCGGGAGCACCATCTGGGCTGGCGAAGACAAGGTTCTGGTTCTGGCTCACCTGCGCGAAGGACAGGGCCGGAGTGGTGCCCGGATTGGCAACGCTGGTGGTGAACAGCGGCGAGAGATTGCCGGCGCTGAACGTGGTCACCGTTCCGGATCCGCCTACCGCCGACAGAGTGGTGCCCACGTAACTTAGGCCGGCGCCGATCGTCACCGTTCCCATCGTCACACCATTTCCCTGCAGGATCCCGTTCAGTACCGTGTTGTATGTTCCGTTGAAGGTGCCGGTAAACGTGCCTCCGAGGGTGTATCCGGTTCCGGTGTTGGTGACCACGTAGCCCGGCAGTCCGCTGGGCGTGATCCCCAAATAGGCGATGTCGGCCGCAGCGCTTGGCTGCCGGAGAAATCCCTCATTGAAGTACGATACTGTTTGACCGCACGCCGCTGACAGGAACGCGACGAGCACCGCGATTGTGAGGATAGGTTTCATGGGTTTGGGTTGAAGAGAGTTATCGTCAGTGTGTCCGGTTTGTCCAGAGAGAAGAACTTACACGGCGCTGTGAAGTCTATCCAATCCGAGTACGTATTAGTCCCCACCACCGTCGCCGTGACGGTCCAGTTGGTTCTCGGCAACCATAGATTGGTCGTCTCGTAGATCGTCACCTGATCCCAGTTGGAAGTCCACGTTAGGCGGAAATGATCAGGTCCAAACGGAGGGTAGTGAACTTCGTTTGAGGGATCGCTGTCGATGCCGTCTTGGTTTTTTGAGGTGACGACAGCGAAGTGCCGGTACATTCGCTCGTCCCAGTTTGTCCGCATGAAAACGTAAAAGAGATTCGTGCCGGTGTCTTCAATGATCGTGTAAGACCCGGAAGTGGTGCCCATGTAAAGCGTGAAGGTCGATATCGACGGCATCTGGTCTGGGTCTTCCTGCCACTCGAATCGCATCTTGGAAACGAAGTTAGTTCGCGGAGGGAGAACCGCCGTTGGCACCGTAAAAATCGACGATGCGGCTTGAGCAACTGTCTTGATCGCCATTGGAGCGCCCGCGTTTGCGGACAACTCTGCCGCCTTGGGGCTCTGAATCTTTTTGTGAGCGGCAACGCAGAGCAACAAAGGGATTAGAAGAGCGGCGCGCTTCATCAGTTCGTGTTCACGGTGTTGCCCAGCCCGATCAGCGTGGCCTTGTCGGCGACACCGGCTCCAGACGGAGCGGCGTTTCCGGGACTGTTCAGGTTGAAGGTCGCCGCAGTTGGACCGCTGGCAACAGCTTGGTGGAGGATCGCGTTGATCGATGCTGCGTTCAGCGCGCATGAATCGAAATCGTAAATCAGGTTCTGATACACGAGCACCGGGAAGCTGGCGCTGGTGAGCAGCGGACAGTTGCATGGAAGGATGGCGTTGATCCCGGTATTGCTGATCGTGGTAAGCGCCGGGAAGCTGACGCTCGTTAGATTCGGGCAGTTGTCGAATCTGATCTGGTCTACCACGGTGACGAGTGCGGGGAACGAAAGTGATGTGAGCGCACCACACCCATTGAAGTTCAAAAATTCTCCGTTGAACTGGTACACCGGGCACGATACGGAAATGATGTTCGGGTTGGTGGAGAAATCCATGTCTCCTTCGGTGGTTGCCAGCAACGGAGATGACCAGTGCGCAATTCCAGAGAACACCGAAATGGATGTTGACCCGCCAACGGATACCAGCTTAGGCAGCGTGAGATTTACCAATGCAGGAACGGAAAGAGACAATCCAGAACTGTAGGCTGCACTGAAGGCGATGTCGCTCAGACTCGAAAGATCGATGCTGGTTATTCCAGCACCGGTGACCGCCAGTCGATTGACTCCCGGACCAATATCTGGGTCGCCAATGCCACCTACCCTTTCCAACAGTGGAATGCTTACCGTCGTGCACGTCACTGGAAATATCATCTCAAGCTGACGGGTCACTTTTTTCAAATTCGGAAGGGACAACGTCGCAAACCCTCCAGTGAAAGTGAACGGGTTGTACAGATGCAACCATCCTACAGTGTTGGAAAACGCGCTGTTCACTCCCGATTTCTTGTACCGAATCTGGTAATCAGCAATCCCTGCAGGGCTGTCGGTCGGAAGAGTCAGTGGATCCGTATAAGTCAGCAGTCCTCCTGCGACCGTTGCGATCAATGTGAAAGGAGTACTGACGACAACTCCACTCACAGCGTTCAGGCCAGACAGTTGCCTCCAGATTTCAAATGTGTCCGCGCCGCCGGCCGGATTGGTCCACGTGAGAACCGCGTTACCTTGGACAGTGTTGACGGTGTCGAGTGTGAGAACGTTGGCCGGGAGCAGGGCCGGGGTTCCCCCGCCAGCTATGCGCGCGAGCAGCGCCAACTCCAGCGCCTCGTCCTCGCTGATCTCAAAGCACAGGTAGCACTTCGCTTCATCGAACAGAGTCTGAGGATTGATGGCCACGTCATGACGCAATCTGGACGAGCAGCGCCAGCTCCATGATCCGCCCGGTGTCCGTGTTCGAGAAGCAGGGGAAACATTTTCCCTGCGTCATCAGTCCCTGCGGAGTGACATCGTTGGCCGCGTTGTGCGCCAGAGAAATCTGCGCCAGCAACGCCAGCTTCAGCGCCTGAAAGAGCGAGATCCCCATGCACATATAGCACTTCGACTGGGTGAACAGGGATTGTGGATCAGTGGCTGCCATAGGATTCCGTTGTAACGCGATCTGTGCCCACAGCGCAAGTTCGATCAGATCCTGCTGGTCGGTAAGGCCGAAGCACTCGAAGCACTTTCCGGCGGCGTACAGTGACTGAGAATCGGTTGCCAAGCATCATTCCATCATCGACGCCATCCCCGAAGCACCGGCTGTTTTCTCCGCCGGATAGTCTCCTTCGGTTCCTCCACCGCCCTCTTCTTTCTTTTCCGTTGCGTAGGAGACTTCGACTTCGTCGTCGTGGATGGCGTCAATTTTGAGAACGATCTCGTCGCCGGGTTTGAAATCCTTGCCCATGAGAATCGACTTCGGCAGAAGGCCACGAGGCGATTCATTGGACTCTTGAGATTCATTGTCCGGAGTCGGCTCGGCCGATTCGTTGTCCGGTGTGTCGGAGTAATTGTCTTCGCCTGCCATATCAAAGGGTGTCTACCGGGGTTGAGGCGATCTCCGCTGGTCCCACAATTCCGGGAATGGTCTGGACGGAGATGTCGATTTGGCTGTAGCTGGCCGTGAAATCTCCGGACCCATCGACGGACACCAGCGGTCCGGCGCACGCGTTGATCTCGGTGATCATCGAAGACTTGGCACGCTGCAGTTGGTTGTTCGCGTTCCCGTTCGGGTTGGCAGGAATCGCGTTGACCGCAGCGATGCACTGCGTCTTGGTCCCTCTGCTTGAAATGAGCCACGCCATAAGTTTTTGTTTCTTTCAAAACTGTCCCGGAGCCGTCCACCACAGCGGCTCCGGGACACCAGAACACCAACACCAAGGTTATTGATCCGGGGTTCCGGGCGCCGGACGGTCGCCGCCGATCGGTCCATCCTGCGTCCCGGTGGGCACACCGGTTCCGAAGAGACCGGTGAACGCTCCGGGGATCGGGCAGCCGGGCAGCGTGCTGCTGTAGCTCTGCGCCGGGTAACCGGGATCCGCGCTGCAGGTTCCGATTTCGGGAATGCAGAACTGCTCACGGCGATGGAAGAAGGCTTCCAGAAACTCGTAGTGGAGCGGCCGGACGTAGTATTTGAACCACGCGATGAACTGGCCTTTGTTCTCCCACTTGTTGTTGATGACGTTGCCGGAAGCATCGGCTCCCAGATCGTGCATCGCGAAGCGCCACTTGCCGCCGAAGTCCCGGTGACCGAAGGGCATTTCCGCGTTGAGTGGTTTGGCATCCGGCACGAGGAGCTCCAGCCCCTTCTTGTGCGAGATGAAAGAGATCGCGAACTGCGCCTTGTCGAAGTCGGGGTTTTCATCCGATCCGAGACCAGCCGCACCGCCGGCACCGGTAGTTACTCCGTTCACGTACGGAAGCACGATCTGGTATCGGAATCGGTTTCCGTTTCCGCCGTTGGCAGCCGGGCCAAGGTCGGTCACGAAGTTGTAGCGCAGGCCCATCTCGTCGACCCGCGTCATGAAGTTGCCGATCTGGCCGCTGAAGCCATAGCGCCAGTAGGCGTTGGCCGCGTCAAACTCGGTGAAGCGCCAGTTGCCCAGAACGTTCGGGTTGTCGCCGCCGCCCACGCCTTGCTGGCCGCCCAGCTTGTCGAGGAACCAGCAGGTGTCCATGTCGGTGACCAGCTCGATGAAGGGAGCGGTCTCCTTGAACGGATTCTTGCCGGCATAGCCCCGGCGCATCAGCGGGCTGAACCGGTTCTGCAACATCTGGGGAACCAGATGGAACACGCGGTTCGGGCTGACGCTGCAATCGAAGAACAGTTCCTCGTCTCCACCCACTCCGCCCAGAGTCCACTGGAACGTAAACACGCCATCCGTGTTGTTGCGTCCCATGTTGGCGTTGGCCACGTTTTTCTGCTTGGACCACAGCAGCGTGCGCTTGCGCAGGAAGTTGGAAGCGATCGCGCTGGTCGCCGGGCGAAGAATTTCGTTGATGATCTGCGAGACATGCTGCTCGGCGTGCGTGATGTGCATGTCCTGATCGTAGCAAAGCAGCGGGGTTCCCCACGTCTGCTGCTCGGCATAGTAGGTGAGCCGGTCCGCACCCCAGCCGATCTGATGTTCGGTCGGGTCGCACGGGTTGCCAACGCAGCCCGGACCGTTCGCATTGACTCGGGTCCACGTCTTGGTGGTGTTGGGCCACACAGAGCGGAACCGGTCCTGCGTCACTTCGGTCGGCGTGCCCATCGGGGTCGTGCCGGTCGAGACATTACCGATCCAGCCGTCGGTAGGGCGAATGTCTTCCATGATCAGCTCGTCGAAGCGAGGGGTCTGGTCGACAAAGAAATTGGGAAAGTCGCAAGCCTGAATGATTTGGCCAGTCGGACAGGACATAAAGTTCTAAAACGTAAAACGATTTCGTTTTCGAAAACTTCTCTGCGAGCGCCATGCGCAGGCAGTGTTTTCGTTGGGACGTTTTAGAAGCTACGTCTCGAAGCGGGCGTCAGGTTCTCGGCCCTGAGTCGGCCTTTGACCGCTGCCCCCACCGGTCGACTGAACGGACAGTTATGTGCGGCTTTTACTCCCGGGTTCTGAAACTGTCAACAGGTTTTTATTTCGCCAGCTTGCGCAGCGCGCCGTAAACGGTCGCTTTGGCTGACGATTCCTGCCCTCCGTCGGACGACGGCGTGTCTCCGCCGATCGGTGGCGTGGAGCTCTGGTAAGCCTTCAACCGATCCTCCAAATCCTTCACCTGCTTGGCGAGCTGTTCGTTCTGGTACCGGAGCCGGCCGAACGCCGCTGCCCGGTTTCTCACGGCCGCATGGCGTTCGATGATCTCCTGCCGCTGCTCCGGAGTCAGACTCAGGTCCATCGGGTTTTCCTTCCATGCCCGGTCCACCATTTCAAATCCTTTGGCCAGTCGATCGTTGCCGGCCTTGTCGCCTTCCACCGGGCGGAAAAGTTTTCCCAACACTTCGTCCTTCACCAGCGACTCGTTGACCGTGTTCCAATGATCGGTCACGGCCTTCTGAACCGTCCCCATGCTGCGCTGGTATTTCTCGGTGCGGTCCTTCTCGCGCGCTTCCCCGTTTTTCTTGGCGTCATCGAGCGCGGCCGACTGCGCTTCGAACAGACTGCGGATAGTTTTGCGATGCGCCATGATGTCGTCGGCAAAACTCCCAAATGCCTGCTCGGCGACTTCACGGGCCCGGGCCAGCGGCAGGTTCACCAGCTCCAGCATGTCGCGATCGGTCATCGCGCGCTCGCCGTCCGGGGTCTTGACCGTCAGCTCGCCCAGCTCGGACATGGCTACTTTCCACGCCCGTTCGTACGGCTCCTGATACTGCTTCTGAAACTCGTCGGACTTCCGGTAGTTGACGAAACGAATCTCCTCCTCCAGTTCCTTCGCCCGGGTCTCGGCTTTGGTGAGGCGTTCCTGATATTCGGTTCGCTCCTTCTCGGGGATGTCCTTCCGCTCTGCGAGTTGTTTTCTGAGTTCCGCATTTTCGGCCCTGACGGTGTCGACTATTTTCCACGGACTGGGTTTCTTCTCCGCAGCCGGTTGCCCTTCGGTGGAGGGAGCCGTTGAGGGAGGGGTCGTCTCAGCGGCTCCCTTGGGGGTTTCCGGTGCGGCCGGTTTGCTGTCGGCCGGCGCCGGAGGGGGAGACTGTTCGGTCGGTTGCGCTTCGTTGCTCGGGTTCTTCGCGCGCTTGCGCAGGTCTTGAAACATCCGGTCCTTGGCGGATCCGGGTACCGGAGGCGGAACGTTCTCCACCGGTCCGGGCACGACATGGATCTCGCGTTTGGATTCAGGATTGGTCGGAGCCGGCGGCGATGACGGTGTCATCCCGGACGCCTGTGTGGGCGGTGGTGAAACAGCGGGAGCGGCCATAATCAAACTCGGTGGTCAAGGGTTGCAGCAGTCGCCGGTGTCGGCAGTTTCGGAGTCTCCGCCAGATTCTTCAACTGGCTCAGATACTCGACGGCTCCCTGCAGCCGGAGGAACGCGGCCATGGCGTAGTACTGGTTTCCGTCGCTGCTCTGCACGAGCTGCCGAGTCATCTCCGCCAGCGCGAAGTCGGACGACAGATCGAACTGGTCGCTCGAGACCATGTCCCGGTGACGCGTCAGGATCACCGGAGCCATTTTCATGAACCGGGTTTTCGGTGACGGGTTGACCGACGGCGTTGGTTTGGAGGCTGCTGGTGATGGATTTTCCGGTGTGGTGGTGGGATTCATAATTGTCAGTAGAACTTCACTTTCTTGTGGTTTATGTGCACGTTCTGATTTGATTGCAAGCCTTTCTTGCCGGTGCTGCGCGAAGTCCGGGCTCTGCCCTTGAACATGCGACCGATGATTTTCTGCAATGGAGCGGCCTGTTTTCGGCTGGCCACGGGGATCCCGGTGGGCGGATCGTACTGCGGAAATTGAGGGACATCGTCGTCGTTCACAAAAATTTTGCTTTCTTCCGTTTGTCGCGGCGGATGATTCCCTTGCGCGACATCACCTGATTCGGGCGGGCCGGGCCGCGCTTGCGCACCGCGTTGTCGAACACGGGCGTCTGCGAGACCATGTGTTGTCCGAAGGAGCAACCGCTCGAAGGTGAAGCGCCGGGTGTCATGCGTCCTCCAAAACAACTTCTGGTTCGGGCATTTCCTGATCGGTGAATTTGATGCCCTTCTCTTCCGCCTCTTCGATCTCACGGATGATGTCGGCCAGTTCCTCGACGGCCGCGTCGGCGCCGTCGGGTAACAAATCGGCCAGCCGGTTCATTTCCTTGGCGCATTCAGTGGGCGTGTCGCCGGTGGCCACCAACCAGCCCAGCTCCTCGATCGGTTTCTCGTCGGCCGGGTACCAGATTTGTCCGTCGACCATGCAGCAGTCCAGAGCCATGAAATTCTTTTTCAGTTCCGGGTCGAGCAGGATGGTTTCCCAGACGCCGGTACCGCCGTGGATTTTCACCATGCACTCGGCGGTGAATTCCTTCTCGTATTCCGGCTCGGTCATTTCCCCGTGCGCGCCGTGGTAAACGATCTCGGGAAAGTTCTTCATGTTGATCAACTGGGATGCCGTGCTGGGCAGTCCCATGCGGGTTGTAGCATCGATGAAAAAGTTTCCTTCGTCGGCGACTCGCACTTCCATCGCCCACTGGCAGGCGTAGCCCAGCTCCTTCAACACCGGGCTGAAGGCGTGCATGATGTGGGTGATCTCTTCGGGCATGTCCTTCAGCGGCGTGACGGCCGCGAAATACGCCGCGTCCTTCTTCTCGATCCCGTGCACGACAGTCTTGGGCCACTGGCCGTTGATATTGAAAGTGTCGCATCCCAGTTCCAGTTGCGTGTCGATCTGCGCGAAGCACAGGAACCGGACCTTCTCCTTCACGCCGCCGAACTTCACCGCCCACTCTTCCAGCCGGTGTCCGTCCTGTTCCCGGTTGTGCCAGTGAGTTGTTTCCCACGATCCACGCCAGCGGGAGATCTTGATGAACACGTGCTCTTTGTCCCAGAGGTACTCCGCCAGCGCGGAGATCCCCGTCACCATGTCGAACTTCGGAACGTCCAGACCAAGATCCTTCAGCGTCTTCAGGAAGAACATCCGGTCCAGCTCCAACCGCATAGAATTTCCGGATCCCCAGACGGCCTTGCCCTGCGAGCGAAGTTCCTGCTGCAGACCCTGATGGTAGACGTCAGGAAAAACAAACACGTCGATCTCGTTCTTGTGCGACCAGAAATCGTTGCAGCGTTCGATCTCCGGGAACCCGTCGCCGATGATGGCTTCATTCAACACCGGGTAGGCTTTTTCCCAAGGCGTGTAGTAGAGCACGCGCGATCCCTCTGCGGCCAGCCGGCGCGCGATCGGCAGACCGAACCCGTGGTCGATCACGCAGAAGGTGGTATTTGGAAGGTCGCAGCTCATACCGGAGTTGTGCGCGCTATGCGGGACTTTTTCAAGGCTTCTCTCACGGCCTTGGGAGAGTAGACCAGCAGCACCGGTGACTTCTTAGTCTTCGTCGTCTTCCGGCAGTCCTTCTTCATCGTGGTCGACCCATCCTTCAGGCACTACTTTTCTTCGCTCCCTTCATCAAACGTTTTCATCCGTTGCGCAGCGATGTCGAGGTTGATCTTCGCGGCGTCGCGTTGCATCTCCATCGCGTTGCGCTGGGCGTCCTGACGCATCTGGTGTTCGAAAGCGATTTGTCTCTGAGCGGTTTTTTGTCCGTGAGATTTCTTGGCCAGTTCGATCTTGGCCTGAGTCATGGCGTTGGTCGCGGCGATCTTCGCCACGTCTTTCGGGTCCATGCCGCCGCCCTGCTGCCCGTTGCGCTGCTGCATCGCCTGCTGCAATCGCTGGGCGAATTCCTTCACCTTGTTCATCACCTGCGCCAGTTGCTGCTGGAGCGCGCGGACCAGTTCCTTCGACTGTTCGTCGCCGGCAAGGATCTGCAGATTCTGGCCGACGTGCTGGGCGATATTCTGCAAGCCCTGCAACTGGTCGACGGTGGCCATCTTGGTCGTGTTCTCGACGCGCTGGACGATGATCGCCATGTCGGCAATGAGCGCCTGACAGTATTCGCTGCGGTTGATCCCCGATTTGATCGCAACCGGAAGACCCTGCATGAGCGTGCCGGCGGCGAGCTGGGCGTCGTGCACCGAGTCGGAAACCACCGGCTCTTCCGGTACCAGATCGGCCGCTTTGGCCGGATCGTCGGTGACGTTGAGAACCATGTCCCGAAGGATGTTTCTCTGCGCGGCCGGATCAAAGAGCGGGCGGTATTGCATGAGCTGCTCGGTCTGGGCCATCTCCAGAGTCTTATTGCCGGCACCCATCACGCGCTCGGGCGACACTTCCCACAAATCGAAGTTCAACATCTTTTCCGGGACGCCGTCCTGCAGACAGCGCTGCCGGAATTCCCGGACATCCGGATCCAGCGAGTGAGGACGCATGAACCGCCGGACGATCTCGCGATACTCGAACGCCTGATAGTGGTACGCCTGCATCAGACCGGAGGACAACATGCTCGTGCTCGCGTTGACTTCGGCCATGACCTGAAAGCGGGTCTTCTCGACGCGGTCGCGGGAGAAGTTGGAGTTCTGCACGGAGCCGGCAGACTGCTCGCTGATCAGGTTCTTGTTTTCCGACAGACCAAGCTCCACGAGGTTCGAGTTTACCTGCCACCGTTCCGCCGCCGGGACCGGAGAAATGTTCTCGTCGATGAACCCCTTGTGGACGAGTTCCACTTTGAGCGCGCGCTGGACGTCTTCCATGGTTTTGACCCGGAAGTACTGCATGAGCGATTCGAAGACGGCGTAGTTGAACTGCCCGCGTAATCGGTTTTGAAGGTGGCACACGGCATAGAGAAGAAATCCAAGTGAACGTACGGAGTGGTAACGGAACGGAGCCACGGAGGACAGGTCTGCAAACTGGAACGAGATGATGCTCTGCATCGTATCTGCAATGCGCCGGTCCTTGGACGTATAGAGAAAATCGTCCTTCGTGATCTTCGATAGACCGCCCATACCGTCGTTGCGAGGCATGGTGTATCCGCCGCCGTAAGCCTGCGGTGTGCTCCATGAGTCGAGGATGATTCGCCGGACCCAGCCTGATTCCTTGCCGCGATCGTCGTAGCCGTAGATGTCGAAGCAGTCGATCGTCGGGAGCTGGTCCGTCGCATAAAATCCTCCGTCACCTTTGATCCGTTCCGACATTTTTTCCGGCGCCCAGATTTCCGGCCAGTTGGAACCCATGAGCGCGGTGGCCTGAGAGTCGACCCATTTTATGGCTTTATTCACCATCTTCATGTTCCAGCCCGGATCCCGGTGGCGAGCGGCTGTCAGCTTGGCCAGCTCGAACCCGGTGAACGAGCGGTAGGCCACGAAGAACGGGAGGTTGTCGAATCCGACGAGCGTGTTCGATGGTACCAGTGCGTCCTCCACGCCGATCGATTTGGGACACCACTTCTCCTGATCTTCCCAGACGGCCGGCGAGATGCCGTGCAGGACCAGCATTCCGAACTTCGAGCGCATCACTTCGAAGTATTTCAGGGAGCGCTTCATCACGCGGTTCATGTGGCGCGTAACCTTGGCTGAAGTCTCGGAGCGATCGTGCTGCGGACCGAAATCCGTATTCAGCGTGAAGAAGACGCCGGGCTTCATGAACGCCTGATAGTATTGCGCCCGGGCGTCGTGCAAGAGCCGGGTTCCCTCAAGGAAGTTGACGTTGACGTCGATCTTGTTTTCTTCGACTTCCTTTTCCGAGTAGGGCGGCACGCCGTTGTAGAGATCGTTGAGCAGTGCGCGATTCTTGCCGCGAGGAAAGTCTCCCAGTTTCAGATCGTAGCAGAGACCGTCGAGCAGTCTGGCATCGTCGAAGTTCAGAGCCATGTTCGCCTTATACCACTTCCAGTCGGGGAACGAAGAAAATAAAGTGACCGCCGCGCTTCAGATACTCCTCGTTGTTTTTGAGTACTTCGCTGCGAAAGTTCCAGCAGTGGCAAATTGCGTAGTCAGGCTGACGGGCCAGCAACTCTTCCGGTGGCACGATCGGAATGTCAGTGCCCGGGGAAAGTCGTCCCTGCTTTTGCGGGGTCGTGTCGGTTATGAATTGGATCAGGCCGGCAATTCCGGCGGCATTTATTGCGACTGTGCTTTTGGCTGACGCTCCGAATCCGCAAACTGTTTTCCCTTCGAAGTGCAATTCGAGCACCTTGGCTTTCAGGTCTCTGATCTGCTGACAGGCATTTGCGGTGAAGTCAAACCAGCTACGGTCTGTGATCTTCTCCCGTTCCAGATAATCGTCCACGCTGCGGTCGCGCTGCGCCGTGGAATCGTTCCGACGCAGCGTCATCACGATCGCGCCGCCGTGGACCGGGAACGCTGTGACCTTGTGCAAGTGAAACTTCGTGTCCTTCAGCAATGCCTCCATCGATCGGATCGTCACGTAGGAAAGATGCTCGTGATAGATCGTGTCCCACTCGCAGTGGTTCAGGATGTCCAGAGCGTACGGGCACTCCAGATAAACCGTGGTGTTGGTGTTCGACATGACTTCCAGACACCTTACGAATTCCTTCCAGTTGTCGATGTGGGCGAACACGTGGCGCGCGACCACTGCATCGACTTCTCCCAAGAGACGCAGCGCGTCCTTCGCGGACTGCTCGTCGAAGAGGCTGTTGATGGTTCTCACGCCACGCGCGCTCGCGGCCGGAGACAGGTTCACGGCCGGGTCGATGCCGACCAGTTGCTGCCAGCCGGACTCGGAAAGATGTTTCAGGAATAGCCCGTCGTTGCTGCCGATCTCCACCAGTGTTCCGTGGCCGCTCTGCAGTTCAATGTCCGCCGACAGACGATCGAAGTGATGCTTCATCGTCTGGCTGGGCGACGTCACGTAGGGATAGTCCTCGTACAGAATCACCGGGTCCACCACGACTGAGAGCTGGGCCAGAGTGCACTTCGGGCAGAAGAGAACCTGCAGTGGAGCAAATCCGTTTCGCGCTTCTCCGGGCTTTCTGAAGTCGTTTGCCAGCGGCTGAATGCCCAGATCGAAGACGGGGATCAGTTCTTGGTTTCCGCAGGCCCGGCAGGTGTGGTGGTCTCGGTACACGTCCTCCGTTTATGCCTCTGCGGAGATTCCGTCAACGCTTTTCAGATCACGGTTTCGACGAGCCATCGGTGGACTGAGTCTTCGACGGCTTCCCAGACAGGACGCATTGTCACACCAGTCGCGAGCAGTTTGTCTACGTTCAAAATGCAGTTGCTCTTGGGCGTGCGAGCGACTTTCTCCATGAATTCCTTGTCGTCCCAGAATTCAAAGTTGTTTTTGAGACCGGCCGATTTCAGCATCGTGCACAGCTCTGTTGATTTCACCCAACCCGGATTGGTGACGTTGTAAGTCCCGAACGGCGCCTTCAGCTTCAGCAGGTCCAGACACGCATTGACGAAGTCTCCCCGGTGCGACAGAGAATTCGTGGCTCGCACAACCTTCGGGTAGTACTGCAACTTCGAGAGATAGTTTCGGTGATGATCGAAGCGATCGAACGGCAGACGGATGCGGCAGATGTAGTGCTTCTCGTACTGCCGGACGAAGCGCTCCGCCAGTTCCTTCGCGCCGACGTAGACGCCGCACTTCGTATTGAACGAGAGCTGCGGCTCGTCGGTTTCGCTCCAGCCCTTGCCGCCGTTGTCGCCGTTGAAGAGACAGCCGGTGGAGACGTGGAGCAGTGTCACTCCAGCCCGCTGACACTCTTCGGCCAGCATGACCGGCAGAGCAAGATTGCTTGCCAGAGTTTGCGCCTTGTCGTCTTCGCATTTGTCGACGACTCCTTCTTTCACAAACGCCGCGCAGTTGATCACGACGGTCGCCTTTTCCTCCTGTATCGCACAGCGCAACGTTGTTCGGTTACAGTAGTCGAATCCGGGTGATCTCAACCACGAGAACGCTTTTACGTGTCGGTTGTTCAGCACGCGCACAAACTCCGATCCGATGTAGCCGGTAGCTCCCAAAAGCAAGATGCTCATTCGTCGATTGGTTTTAATGGAATTGCCTGAACTTTCCGCACGGTGCCGCAACACGGACAGCGGACCACCAGCAGCACGAACTGTCCGCTGCGGAGACGCGACACGAACTCTTCGAACTCCGGGCAGTGCGGCAGCCGGATTTCATTCATCCGATCGGAGATCATTTCTTGGATTTTGGAAGGCGTCATAGTGTCATCGTCTCCTGCTGCTCCGGAATCTTTGCTTCGATCACTTCAAACTGAACTTCGATTTCCTTGCACAGCCAACGGGTGCCTCCCTTTTTCTGAGCCCATCCGTGAACGAGTATCCGGTTGCCAGACGCGAGCCAGATACCGGCCTCAGGGATCTGTTTGATCTTGTTCAGCCGGGAAGAGATGTTCGCCTTGCTGGTGGTCTGGACGAGGACGACCGATGACTCGCTGATTTTCACCGCAAGGATGTCGCCGAATCCCCAGACGTCTTTTCGTATGATGGCGCCTTTGAATCCGGCCGGGGTTTGCGGCACCCACTTCTCCACGAGGGAGACCGTGTATCCGTCCTTCCGAAGTTTGTTCAGGCTGAGTTGTGTTGGGCTGCTCATGTGGTGGTTTTCTTTTTGAATACGGCCAGTTCTTTTGACAGGTAAATCGAGTCGATGTCCCCGTTGGTTGTGTTCATCGCATCGACGTGCGCTTGCACCCAGTCCATGTGAAGCGGCCATCCGGGTTTGACGAAGATGCTAGAGCCGCTGTAAGAGCAGCCCAAGTCTTCGACCGCGTAGAATCCACCGGGCCTGACAGCCGGCCACAGTGATCTAAATGACGTGATGATGCCGTCGTTGAAGTGTCCTCCGTCGTCGATCACGATGTCGAGATCCCCGCCGTGGTCCGACAGCCAGCAGGCCCAGAAGGTCGGACTGGACTGATCGCCGCAGTTGAAGTAGTAACGTCCGAAGTGTCCGGGTGCCAATCCGGGAGTATTAAACTCATTGGTGTCTTTGACGATGTCGACACCGAAGATTTTGGTTCTCGCATTGTCGAAATACTCCATCCACATTCTGATTCCTTCACCGCCAGCAGCACCGATCTCCAGCAGCTTCACTGGCTCGTGGCGAAGGTGTGAGAACAGCTTGTCGTAGTGGGCGGCGTACCCATGCGGCTTGGCGTACGTCCGGGTGAACACGCTTGCGCGGTCGGTCTGGCAGCGAATCGCGATAGTGTCAAGATCGTCCAAGGTCTTCATATTTCCGGCGTCCATTTCTTCTGGTCGGTGATGTGGAAATAATATCTCAGCTTGTACTTCGAGCACTGCTGACAGACCGGATGATTCATGCGTTGCGCGGTTCGCTCGTCCTGCGTCGTGTCCAGAAAATCTCCCAGCACCAGACGTCGATCGGCCACGCACGCGCACATTTCGGTTTTCCCGTCGTGCCGGATGAAACAGAACATCGTGCCGATCGGGCACTCCGGCGGCGCCGGGATATTCTCGTACATCTTCTGCGACTCGGTAGGCGGGATCACCAGCCGCTTCATCGCGTCGACGTAGGTCTGGCTGATCGGTGGCAGCATGGAGTTGTAATCCGGTTTGCCCGGCTGAATCTCGAACGGTGTGGCGTCAGGGTCCAGACTCCGGTTGTACTGGATCGCGTTCTCCATCGAAATCGCCCGGGCGTAGGACGTGAAGAAATCAATCCCGAGATTGGTGGCGTACTCCTTCATCAACGGAGCCTCGTGCTGGTTGTCGTTGTAGAGATGGAAGTTCACCGCGATGTTGATTCGCTGTCCGATCTTTGCGTTGGCTTCGGCGATCAGCCGCATGTTGTCCTTCACCTTTTCGATCTTGCCGCCCGCGTGACCGCGCTCGTAAATCTCCTGCGTGAAACCGGAGAGCGAAATGATGATCATGTCCGGCCCGGCCGCGAGCAGCTCGTCCAGCCGGCGCACCGAGTTCAGGTTCGTGGAAATCTGCGCGTTGAGACCACGGCGTTTGACTGACGCCACACACTCCGGAAGCCGGGGGTGCAGCATGGGTTCGGAGTTGCCATACATCATGACCATTGCCTTCGGGTTCTCGGCCGCGATCTTGTCGAGAATCTTCTCCATCAGTTCCTCGTCCATGATGCCGGTCTTGTGATCGTAACCTTCGGGCACGCCTTTGGTGCACGTCGGGCAATGGAGCGAGCAGAGCGAATTGATCTCCAGAAAATATCTCCACGCCATCATCCGCGTCTGCTCAAGTCCGATCGCGCCGCCGTCGATGAAAGGGGTCGAAGCGTCGTCGAAGGCTTTCTGTTGTTCGGGTGTCATGTCAGAATGGTAGCGCAGTTCGGTAAGACCGCACGTTCGGACGAGGACCGTTTCCCCAGAACACTTCGGCTTCGAATCGGGCAGTGGCTGCGCCGATACCGTCCTTCTGGATCCGGTCTCGTAGCATGATGGAAGGCAGCTTCGCGACGAAGTCTGACGTGGTCCACAGAAAGTTCCCGGCCGGGATGTGCTGGCTCTTGTCCCAGCCCTGTTCCCACAACCAGACCATGCAGGCGATGTCGTGAGTCTCAAGGTCCGCGACACACGTGCGCCAGTTCACGACCAGATCGTTCATCATAGCTACGCGCCACGGCCGAGAGACATTGAACCCGTACTCGCTGTTCGGATCGTGCGTGGCCCCTTTGCTGTGCAGGTAAAGCACGTTCCATCCCGGATTGATCTTTGCCCATTCGTGGAGCCAGACAACGGTTCGATTCTCCGACCGGCAGTCCAGTCCGTGGTACAGGCACAACGCTTTTTCAGGGATGATCGAGTTTGCCACCGGGATACTTTCCTGTCCGCCGTTGATGCCTATGTTGATTTGTTCTGCCGCGTCCCACAGGCCGCTGTTCTGCATCATCGTGATCTGGTCCGAGACGATGCACCCGGCGTTGGGCAGATGCTTCGGAGGATCACCTATGAAGAACAGTCCGTGGTAAAAAATCGCGATGCGTCTCATGGCGTGTGGTAGTAGGGCGGCGCGGTCAACCGATCTCCGACCAGAACGTTCGACTGGTCGCCGTTGTGGAAACCGTTCGGAATCGCGTTGCAGTTGGTGACTTCGTGGACGCAGTCCCAGCCGACGACCAACGCCTGCTTGCCCTGACGGACGAACCAACCGGTGAGGCACTGCTGTCCGTGCTCCATTTCGTAGCGCTGTCCGCCCGCTCCGGGCTGCGTAACCTTCAGAGGGTATTGCGCCATCATCGCGGGCGAGCACCAGAAGCCGGTGGTGCGGACGTGCGGATAAACATTGAACCCCGAATCGCCCTGATTGCCGGTTGACCCGTAGAGCGAGTTTCCAAACTGCTCGAACACGTCGCGCATCCGTAGCATCCATCCGCGCTTGCGGAAGTAAGTGTGACTGCCGCAGAAGATCATGATGTCCGCGTCCGATTTGCTGGCGGCGCACTGAAAGGCGCCTATATCCCAGCCCGAATTGTCGTGGTCGATGAAGGAGACGTTCGGCAACGGATTGAAGAGCGCCTTGGACGTGTCGGCCGCGCGCTCGCCGTTGCACACGATGATCGTCTCGTGCTCGTGGCCGGGAGGATGCTGTTGATAGCTGGCAACGAATTGTGCGGCCAGTGGCGCGAAGTTCTGCTTTCCGTCCAGCGGATACACGTAGACCAGCGCGATCTTCATTAACGGTTCGGCGATGAAAAAGCAGTTGCTCATTTCGCTGTCAGGTAACTGAAATCACCCGGGACTTTGTTCAGGTTGTGCCGTAGATACGGTTCCCACTTTTTGTGAAAGAGCCGGTTGGAGTCCGCGATGAACTTGCCCGCACCGCCGATCTTGTTCGAACTCTGATGACCCAGATGGATCCCGGTCGCAAACGGCGTGTACATGATTTTCCAGCCGGCGCGGCGCACGCGCATGGCCAGATCGTTGTCCTCCGAGTACAGGAAAAACTCCTCGTCGAACCCGTCGATGCCGAAGAAAACGTCGCGCCGGATCATGACCGAAGTCCCGCAGACGTTCTCCAGTTCGGTGACCTGCTGGAAGGTGGCGTCCAGTTGCAGGTGGTCGATGTGGTACCAGTCTTTCATGCCCGGCTTGCGGTCGACTCCGGCGTGGTAGATGCGGCCGTCCGGGTACCGTAACAGGTGGGCCACCATGCCGACGTCCGACTTCATTTCCTGTTTCATTTTCTCCACCGCATCCGGATCGAGGAAGACATCGTCGTTGAGTGTCAGGAGATATTTCCCGTTGGAATGCCGCGCGCCGAAGTTGGTGTTGCGGCCGTAGCCGATGCGGCAGTCCGGCTTCTGTACGTAGCGGATCTTCGGGTGTTGGAGCGCACCGTCTGGTACCCGGCTGTAGCCTTCGCCAGTGACGATGACTTCGGAGACCTGCGGCAGCACGCACTGTAGACAGCGGTTCAGGACGTTCACGTCGGGCTGATAGATCGGGACAATCGCCGAGACGTCCTCGCTGAACTTCGAACGCAACCGGGCGTTGGCCCACTGGGCGATGAACTCCGGATCGATGGTCTGGCAGGGCGGGAGGTTGTCGGCGATGGGGCAGATGTTCTTCTGACAGTTGAGACAGTCCAGCTTCGGCGCGATGGAGATGAAATCGTTCTGGTCATTCAGGTGCAGCTCCGGGCTGGAGGACTGGCTAATCACCACCATCGGGATCCCCAGAGCGGCGGCGACGTGCATCGGCCCGGTGTCGACCGTCACCAGCAAATCAGCGGCCGTGAGCCATTGAATGACGCTTTCGAAATGAACCGCCTTCAGGTCGATAAAGTTCTTGGGCGCCGGGTGCCGGGCGATCCAAAACTTCGTTCCATTGATCTTCGTGGCCGCTCGTTCCCAGATCCAATCCGGTACCGTCCGCACTTTGTAGAAGTCCGATCGCGGGCAGACAAACACCCACGGCCGGGGCCACTGTTCAAACAGAATGCTGTTGACGTCCCGCACAGCTTTTGGAACGCAGATCGCCGGCTTGCAGTTGAGCGGGTCTCCCAGCGAGATGCCGCGTGAGAGCAACTGCTGGTTGGCTTTCTCGAAAAACATCTGGTGAAAATGTTTCTTGGTTCGGTTGGGATCCTTCTCGTAGGCGCCGTCAAGGTTGATGTGGCAGAAGCCCTGCGGACTTTCCACTCCGGCCAGACCGGGATGTAGTTTCACCACGCACTGACAGTGCGGGTGCGTCTGCATGGTGACGCGGTAGCCCTGACGGATTAAATTGTCGGCGACGACCGTGGCGCAGAGGGAGTCCCCGATCGCCGCCGTTCTCCGCAGGATGATCGGTGACCCTGCGAAATTATCCCGCTCCTGCAGCGCGCCGAACGCCGCGTTGCCACCGCCGCCGGGATTGCCTTTGATTATGAAGCAGGAGTCTTTCACTCAAGCAGAAGCCGCTTTGGACGCTCGACGCTTTTCAATGTATTCCACGATTTCATCTGCATGATGAACGAGCCCGGCCGCTTGCTTTCGGAATTCTTTGGCGCGCGACAGCAACTCAGAGTCACTGATCAATTCGATAGGAACGAGCGTGCGCTCTTCATCGCGTTCGACGGTGTAGGCTTCCTGCAGGCAATCGTAGCCTTCGAGAATCATTTGTTGATCGTCCACTTCCGGCTGCTCGTATTTGTCTACGGCTTTTTTGACGATCCGGTAGACATGCTCTCTGGCACAGAGCATGTAAAACGGAAGTCCCGCGCCGGAGATTTTTCCCTGTTTTTTTATCACTGCATAAACGGCCCACTCCATCTGAACGATCTCCCCAGCCTTGAGTTTGTCGGAGATCAGATCGTGGGCGATTTTTTCGAGTTCTTTTGTGGTCATAATTTTTCTTTCAGTTTGTCGAAGTAGGTTTCCAACGTTTTGATGTTGCTCCGGATTTGGTCGCGCTCATGCGGCATTGATCCGTCCACCACGTCTTGCAGACCGTATTCCTTGGTGGTCTCCACCATGTCCCGAAGACGGCCACGAAAGTACATCCCAACTTGAAACGCTTTCTTGGTCATGCCCTGCTGGACGTAATGCGGAACGGCTTTGGATTTGCCCTGTTCGGCCAACGCGGTGATCGTCGGCGGGTTGTCGCTCTCCATTTGGCGCTCGAAGGATTCTCCGTTGACCTTGGCGACGCGCAGCGCGTCTTTCATCTGGTCGTCTGACATTCCGGCGGCTTTAGCGGCTGACTTGCGAGACACCAAAGGGGACTTGCCGCCCCTTTGGTCGCGGCGATCACCGCCTTGTTTCTTTTCAATTTGGTCCAACAGTTCACCGCAGCGCCGGATCGCTCGTGCCCTGATTCGCATGGCCGTGTTTTCCATTTCCTTGTCGGCACCTTGCTTCGCGTAGGATGCCAGAGCGGCCGACTTGTCCGCCCAGTTCTTGCACTCGTCGATGCGGTTGCATTCGGCCAAGGCAACTTTCGCGGCTTCGTATTTCTCCGGAAGCGTGGCCCGACTAATCGACGGCAGCAGTGAGTGGTTCACGGCGTCTCTTTCCTGATCCAGCACCAGTCGGGAAATTCCGACATCGTGACCGGGTTCATCTTTTTGGAAATGTTCTCGATCGGTAAATGCACCTTGAGACTGAGCGGGCAGTCGCACACTTCGCAGACCCCGATCTGATCGTCGTGCGGCGTCGTCAACGACATTTCGTTTTTCCGCTCGACTGTTCTCCGGATGGCTTCAGCGGCCGGCTTGGTGAAGTAGGAGAGCAGATCGCCCTTGCCGTTCTTCGGGCAGGTGGAGCAGACCAGCGCGCGGGCGCACGATTGTTCCGCCGGTACGGCTGGCGCTCCCTCCTCCAGCCAATCAACCAATGTCTCCTTACCCGCCGCAACATTTGCCCCTCGGCGCAGGAGGCGCTGCGGGAGGGGCACTGTAAGTGGGGGGCCGGCTTCTCCTGCTGACGAGATGTAATCGCGCCAGCCCATGTGTTCACAGACCTTGGCGTTGTAGCGGTCCAGCTCTTCGCGAACCGTGTCCGGGTCTATCGGCCAGCCGTTCTTTTCCTTCAGCCACGGGTTGGCGTTGCGGTGGGCGATGATGGCGGCAACGATGGTTTCGAAGGACTGCATCCGCTGGGGCTGCCAGCCGGTTTCGGCTTGATAGAAAACGAAGCCGTTGGGAATAAATTTATTCCGATCTTTGAGGCGACTCATGCTGCCCTTCTACCACCACCGCCGCAGGCGTCAAGAAAATTAGTTGACAAGAAAGCGTAAAAAGGGAATTGTCCACAGCCATGAGCAAAGCACCACGTTGCGAATGTTGCGCCGGAACCGGCAAGAAACTCAACCACTACGACGTCGGCCGGAAGATGCGGGAGCTGAGGATGTCCAAGGGTCTCACCCTGAAAGAAGTCGTCGCCGCGATCGGCTACACCGCTTCCTACCTTTCCGATTTGGAACATGGTCGCCGGAGTTGGAACACCGGGCTGATCGAAAAATACAAGGCTGCCTGTGAGTGACCAACGCCACGCAAACAAGGGATGGAATTTGCCCACTTCTGCGGAAGGACGAATTGAATCTTGGGATATGGTGAAGATCGCGGTGCTGATGGACATTCGCGACGAGCTGCAACGATTGAACACCCTGCTCTACTGCAAGAATTTTACCGGTCTTCCGTTCACGTTGAAACAGATCGATAAAAACACCCGCAAACGAAAAAAGAAACATGAAACTACTCGGCAACCGACTCCTCGTTAAACCTGTCATCGTAGAGCGATCGGCCGTCGGGCTTCATCTTCCGTCGGGGGCTCAAGACCCGTGGTATCTGGGCGCGGCGAAAATGTTCGATGTCCTCGCTGTCGGCACTGGAAGGGTAGTCTGCAAGAAAGGGTTCCAGACATTGATTCCCGTTGAAGCCAAACCCGGAGAGCGGGTGCTGGCCCGGTCCTACACCGAAGGCGTGCTGCAACTCGACGATGGCACCGGCATCATCAGCGAACACCTGATTCTGGCAATCATCCCCAAAGACAAACGGTATGAGATACAAACCACTGTGCCTTGAGATGCTCGACGCTCTGCTGAGACTGTCTGCCGGCGGCAAAGCATCTGCCCGGATCGATGCGGCGTGGTGGTACCGGCACTTCGAGCGGAAACTCAACAAAAGAAAAAAATGAAAATCAAATTCTCCTTCGCCTGTGCCGCTGTCGTCGGCGCCTTCGCACTCACACTCCTCTACTTCTGGCTCCAGAACAGCGGCTTTGCCGCTGGGGTCTTCGTCGTGGTAACTGTGGTGCTGACCGCGATCCTGACGATCATCAATTTGTTCATGCTCCTGTACCTGTTCAAACTCAAAACTATGAATCGTTATGAAATCCCTCATTCTAGCTCTGTCCATGATGCTGATAACGGCACTGATTGTCCTCCCCATTCCGGATGCCAAAGCAAGTCCGCCGCCTGAAGACGTGACAGCGTGCGGACCTCCTTGTGTGCTCGCTCTGCTCGCCTTGGGAATCGGAGCCGTAGTTGTGGTGTCGCTGGTGGGCTTCTGCAAGAAACATATCCCACAGGACAACCCCCCGCCGCCGCCACGTCACCACAGCGACGACACGGATACGAACGAGCCGCCTGTCGTCCCTCCAATCATCATCATTCCGCCACTTGTACCGGGGGCGCTGATCGACTACAGCGACATTTCAACGAACGGCTGGACGGACGAGCAGGAAAACCTCTTCGCGCTGTACTTCGAAGCGACGTTGCACTGCTCAACCAACAATGTGAACTGGGAGCCGATTCCGTTGCGCGTATATCTGAGTTTCGGCACGGTGGGCGGAATGCCGAACTACAACTGGCCGTCCAACTCGATCGTCGTGGGGCCGAACTTCACCAACTATTCCGGCGGTCCGATCGCGAAGTTCGATCGCGTGGCCGATCAGCAATACTTCCGGTTGAGCGTGCCGTGAATCAGGGAAAGAAACTACCACCGGATGAACAGATCGAACTTACGTTGATCGGTGAAGACCGTTTGTTCAGTTCGTACGTCAAATTCTGTCGCGAACACTTCACGCCCCGACTGGTCGAGCAATGCCCGTATGTGGAGCGGCGGCACGACCCGAAGACCAAGCGTCCATCGTTCCGTGTGGTCTGCCCGGTGCTCACGTGCCAACGTCAGACGGTGTGGACGAACACGCAGCGCAAGGCGATCGCGACGTGGAACATGATCATCGCCCTGACTTCGAAGAGATAATTTTCAGTACTAACCCCACAACCAAAAGGACACCACATGGCAGGCAGAAGCAAAACCGGCGCGCTTCCCGGACTGGAGCGCAAAGCGATCAAGGAGATCGAAACACTGGCCGACGAATACGCCGGGCACCGCGACAAGCGGATGGCCGCGCTGGAGAAGGAAGTTGCCGCCAAGGCAATGCTGATCGAAGCGATGCACAAGCACGAGCAGACCGAGTACGTCTTCGAAGAGGACGGCGAGACCGTGACCGTCTCTCTGAAGAGTGAGGAGAAGGTGAAGGTCAAACGCGGTCGTCAGGAGGACGACGAAGAAGATTAACCGGAAGGAAGGTGATGATCCATGGGCAGAGCACATCCGCCTGTCAAAGCACAAATCCCACTGAATCGCCCCGAACGGAGATCGGCTCCCAGTAGGGGCGAAGTTTTTTTGTGAACAACCTGTGAGTATCTCCGTACTTCCTGACAGTAAGTTTTCGTTGCACGAATTTCGGTTGCGGGAGTAGGCTCGCCATTCGTGACTCAGGATCGATTTTTCTCCACTCCTTCGAGAGAGCACGGCGCCCGCCGCGCACGAGTCACGTCGTCTTGGGGAGTGGAGAGTTTTTTATGAAACGCGCCGCCACCAAAAAGAACGGGGATCCCCAGCCCTGCAACCACCGCTACCGGGTCTGGTTGGAAGTCAAATGGAGCGGCACTCGTCACTGCAAGAAACCTGTCGGGCATACTGGCCCATGCGGAACGGGAACCATCAAATGATCGACTTCACCAAAGAACTTCCGACCGACACGTCCCAGATGAATCAGTCCGACGTGCGCCAGCTTCGCGACTACGTATTCGAACGGACCCTCTCTGACACGAGCTGGTCGCAGGTCGCACTGCGCTGGATGGTACCCGAAGAGCGCGAGTGGCTGCTGCGCTACGCCCGGGAGATGCAGCGCACGAGGAACACCAAGAAATGACTTCCACCGACTCCTTCCGCGCGGCGATGCGCGAGCGCGGGATTGCCTACGACGGGTTCATCGCTCCGGACGGCAAGCTGCATCGTTTCAAGGCGGAGGGCGACTCCGACGCCAGCTCGTGGTACGTGCTGCACGACGACGGCAAATTCATGGCCGGCGCCTTCGGGTGCTGGCGGCGATCACTCAACGAAAAATGGAACTCGGCCAACGGCGACCAGCTCACGGCGGAAGAGAAGCGTCTCCTGTCGCAGCGCTGGCGCGAAGCCGATAACGCAAGGAAAACCGATGAAGAAAAACGTCAGACCGAAGCCAAGATCAAAGCCAGCCAATTGCTTAGTGGGGCCGCAGCTTGCGTGTCCCATCCCTACTTGGAACGGAAAAGAGTGGCTGCTTTTGGAGCGATACGAAGTGACGATCGCGGATGTCTCCTTCTTCCTCTGTGTGACGTACAGGGCGTCCTGCATTCTCTTCAATTTATCGCACCCGACAAACGGTTCCACGACGGGCGCGATAAAGATTTCCTACCCGGCGGCAAAGTCCAAGGCTGCTTCTACGAAATCTCAGACAATCCCGCCGGCCCACTCGTCATCTGCGAAGGCTACGCCACCGGCGCCAGCATCCACGAAGCCACCGGCTGGGCCACCGTCTGCGCTATGTTCTGCGGAAACTTGGCAGCGGTGGGCACGGCGCTGCGGAAAAAATTCCCCGGGCGCACACTCGTAATCGCCGCCGACAACGACCGGTTCACGGACAAGAACCCCGGCGTGCTCAAGGCCACCGAAGCCGCCAAAGCGGCCGGCGCGCATCTTGCCGTCCCCGACTTCGCCGACGAGGACACGCTCTCCACGGACTTCAACGATCTGGCCCGCCTTGCGGGACCGGAAGCCGTAGCGCGCGTCATTACCAAAGCGATCCCCGTCTTCGCCACCCCACTCGGCGAGCTACAGCTCCCGCCGGACGAGGATCCCACCGAACTCTTGAAACACCGGTTTCTCTGTCAGCGCATGTCGCTCCTGATCATCGGGCCCACCGGCAAGGGCAAATCATCCCTCCTGCTCCAAGCCCTGATCTGCTGGTCGCTCGGCAAGGAATTCTTCGGCATCAAACCCACGCGCTGTCTTTCGTCGATCTACGTTCAGGCCGAAAACGACGACGGCGACATTGCTTCCATGAGGGACGGCATCGCCACCGGGCTCGGTCTCACCGAAGAGGAACGCCGACAAGCCTTCGCTCGAGTACTCGTCTTCACCGAAACCTGTCTCACCGGAAAACGCTTCTGCGAAGAAGTCCTCCGCAAACTCCTCCAGAACCATCACCCCGATCTCTTGGCCATCGATCCCGCCCTGTCCTACCTTGGAGCCGACACCAAGGAGCAGCGTGACGTCGGCGCTTTCCTTCGTACCTACCTCAATCCCCTGCTCTTCGACTTCAACTGCGCGGGCATCATCAACCATCACACCAATAAAATCGGCGCCGGTTCCGGTTCCGCCGATGACTCCGAACAACGCGACTTCGCCTACTACGGCTCCGGTTCCGCCGAATGGGCCAACTGGGCCAGAGCCATCCTCGCCCTCGAACCTACCCGCACCAAAGGCGTCTACCGCATGCACGCCGGCAAACGCGGCCAGAAACTTCACTGGACCCAGCCCGGCTCCAATCCCGAATCTCCTACCCCGCGCTACGCCGCCATCATCGCCCACTCCAAGGATCCAAAGATCATCCACTGGCGCGAAGCCGATCCGGCCGAAGTCGAAGAAGCCAACGTCTCCAAAACCGGCCGACGTTCCAAAATCGACCCGGCCAAAGTCGGCGACCTGCTCTCCGAGAAATCTCTCCCCTACAAGGACTGGCTCAAACTCGCCATGGAAACTTACGACATCTCGCTGGCCACTTTCAAACGCTGCAAAACCCAGCTCGGCGATCGCGTCCTTCGTTCAAAAGTCTCCGGCAACTGGTGCCTCGTCTCCACCCGTCAGGAAGAACTTCCTTCTTAATTATGAGAATTCTCCCGGGCTCAGGCTCATTTGATCTGAGCCCACTCACCCACATTCACGAGTTCGTAGACCCAAGCATGCGGGCTCATAGCTCACACCCTATAGGTGTGTGTGAGCTCGTGAGCCCTCGCTTGTGCGACGTGAGCTCAAAACTCACTTATGAGCCATTTTGAGCTTTTGAGCCCAAACCTGTCAGGTAGGCAATTTCTGCCGGTTTGCGGTGTCTGTCCAAGGTCGGGTTCTTACAGAGACGGCGCCGACGATTCCCCCTCTCCCGGGGTGGGGGTGCCGGGGGTGGTCCAGCGAAAAAGAGATTCCTTCTCTCTTCAGGTCGTGGCCGGCGGCGGGGTCGGTGCTTCGATCATCGCCGGCTCCGCTGGTCGTCGCGCGGCGCGTGCGAGTCGCCGCTGCTCCTTGGCCTGCGACACGTCAATCGCCTTCGGCATTGGCACCTTGCGCAACACCCGTTTCCGTTCTTCGAGAATATCCCATGTGCGCGCGCAAACTGCGCGGACTGCTGGCTTCGTGTCCTTTGCTCTGCAGTCGTCGAGTAAAAGCTGCTGGAGTTCAAGCGCGACCTGATACGAGTGTTTTCGCTTCGGGTGCGTTGCTTTGCCGTTTGGCTGGCTGGTTGCGGTGAACATCGGACGAAGTAAAAACGGGCAAGCATCATGGTTTGTCAAGAGTGTAGTTGCGAGTGGTTTGCTGGTTGCCGTTGAGTCACTGGCTTTGGTCGGTGATTCACGGCAGCCAAACACTGGCTGTCGCCGGGATTGTCCCGGTGAAAGAAAACGACAGACAAAATGCAAAACACAAATAAAAGCAATGGCAACGGACAGATTCAATTGTTCGTTGGGTTCAACGTTGGTAACGAGATGGTCAAGGCACTGGACGTTAAGAACGTCAATCTGCCGAAGACTGCGCTCGTGGATGACAAGGGCCAGCCGAGACTGAACAAAAAGGGCAAGGCGATGTTCAAGGCCGCGCAGAATTACACGCAAGTTGCAATTCTGCCGTCCGTGGCCAAAGAGGGTTCGGAGAGTCTGGCGACTCGCACGAATCTGGTGGGACAAAACCTGCTGGCGTTCGAGCGGGACGCGCAGCGCGAAGTCTCGTTGGGGTTCTTGGCCGCGATCACGGAGTTGATTAGTTCGGGCAAGTACGACCTGAGTCGCGCCCGGCTGAACAACAAGAGCGGTGCGTTGTCGAGCACGTTGAAACCCAAAAAGGAACATCTGGTCCCGGTTATCACGCTGCAAGAAGCGCTGAAGTTTGTGGCCGACAGTTACGGCATCAGCGTTGAAAAACTGGCGTCGATGAAACCGGCCACGGTGACTCCGAAGAGCTAACCAGCAATCACAGTAACTACAACGAGAGCGAGACCGGAGCGGGTGCGAGTTGCACCTTGCTCCGGCTCTTGCCGTTTACCAAGGAATGGAATTATGAATGGCGAAATCAAATGGACAGACGTACCCCGCGACGACGTGATTGCGGTGTTGAACCGGGACATGACAGACGACGGCACCATCGCGAGAGCGAGGGAATATCATCACGCTTTGGTCAACGTGGCGACGGCGGCGCGGGAACTGGTCCGGCTGTACGAGGCGTTGACGATCAGGCCGGGACACGCACCGGCGCACTACATCACCGTTGAGGCGCTGCGCGAGCTGGCCGGAGCGGAGCGGGCGATGATGGTGGCGAAAGGAGCGCGATCATGAGTAATGAAATAATCGACGCCAACCAGTTCCGCGCCGACGGGCTGCGGGCAAAAACGGTTCGCATCAGCTACAACTACTGCGGCATCTGCGGGCGCGTGCCCAAGCAAAACGACGAGCCCAACTACGCGCCGCTGAAGTGGTGGGATTGCGACGACGGCTGGAAGATCGGGACGCTGTGCCACTGGTGCCACGATGAAGTGTTCGGCCAGAAACCGAAGCCGGACGACTATGCGTTTAAGCGCACGAACGGCGTCGCCGACGACGTGAACACCGACGAAGATCCGTCGAGCTGCTTTTAGTAAAAACCAAAACAACGAAAGGACAGAGACAATGAAAACAGGAACACATACACCGGGACCGTGGGCGACAGCTCCGGCATTTCCGGATCAGGTCTACAGCGTGCCCGAATTTGAGCGCGCACAACGTGAAGAGCCGGACGCGAATCCATACGACGAATCGTTGATCGTGGAGACAGCCGGCCACGAAGCCAACGCCCGTCTGATCGCGGCGGCGCCGGAGCTGCTGGCAGCGGTCGTGGTCCTGCTCCCGCACGCTGAGAAACTGATGGAGGCGTCTGGTGCAATCGACGGACTGGTCGACTCCAGATTAAATCTCGACTGCGAACTGGAACAGGCGAAGAAAGCGATCGCCAAAGCGAAAGGAGAGCAGACGTGAGCCTGCAATACGAATACATCCTGCTGGACGATCCGGGAGTGTGCTTCGAGTTCGATTACACGAAGCCGAAGGAAATCCGCTTGAACTTCTGGATGTCTCCGTACGACCGGATGGAGCACAAGCCGCAGCCGTCGTTTTCCGTTCACTGCGTCAGCCCTGAAGTGGCACATTGGGTGGCGCGACAACTGGTGGCGAAAACGAAGAAAGGAGAGCTGTCATGACAATCCTCCGGCAGACGATCTGGGAATGGCCGCAAGGCGAAGTGGCGTTTGTGGAATACTCCGACGGCGACATTGCGGTGGTCGTACGTCCCAAAGGCGAGCAGGACTTCGCGACCGTGTGCCGTTCAACTCGTGAAGCGTTGCGCTTCGTCCGCTCGCTGATCGATCTTCCGTTTTACATCACATGAGCAAAACCATCTTCGAGCGCGATGCTGGCAGCACTGGCAGAGGAGACTGGAAAGGTTCCATGAAACCCGGTGAATTTCTGGAAGCCGAAGGCCGCTACTTCTGGGTGGTGGACAAACCGGAAAACGTGAGGGATTCGGATTTTGGTGAGTGGGCGAACTGCTCAAGACTGGAACTGAACATTCGTGCGGCACGAATTCACCGGACATGGTGGAGAACTGCCACAACGTTCGAAGTCGGATCCGGCAACAGAAAACTGCTTTTCCTTCGCGAGTTCGACCCGCTGACATTCGCGATGATGAAGGCACTGGAAAGGAGCAAGCATCATGAACGGGCATGAGTGGCCGGAGTATGTCGTCGGACTGAACGGGGTCGCGTATCGCCGGCTTGAAGACGGCACAGTCATCGACGTCGACGATGTTCCTGTAAACAAAGCCGATGGAATGCGGCCGGCGTGGCACCTGAAAGTGACCGGATGTTTCGGGGAAAAAGTTGGCACTCCGAATATGAATGGGTCGTTCGTTTACTACAGGCCGATCAGAGATCCGCTGACGTCGTCGATGGTCAAAGCGCTGGCAGCCAAGCAATCGGAAGACAAAGCCGGCTGACGGCTGCCCGCAATCACGCGGGAGCAAAACAAAAACGAAAGGACAGAAACCTATGGGACAGTACTGGAAAGCAGTGAACCTCGACAAAAAGGAATTCGTCTCACCGTACCGGCTTGGGCACGGAGCAAAACTGTGGGAACACTTGGCCAATCACCCGGGCGTGGGCGCGGCGCTGATCGTGCTGTGCGCGGCGATGCCGGTACCACGCGGCGGCGGTGATCTGGACAAGACGGATAACTGGCACGGGCCGGAGCGCGATTACGACGTCAATCCGGAACATGGCAGCAACGCGGCGCCGATGCCTGACGAGTATTCGGCCATTGCGGCTCGCACGATCGGCAGATGGGCTGGCGATCACATTGCGCTGATCGGGGACTACGCCGAAGCGGACGACATTCCGGGCATCAGGGCCGACATGCTGTACGGCTGCTGCTGTTCGGAAGCGGACTTCAAAGCGTGGCTCTCCGACAATAAGATCGATCCGGACATCAAAAAGGCTGCGCGATCACTCGGCCGATTCACGGACATCTCCGCCGACGTCCAGCGGGTACTCGAGCACGAGCTGCACGGCAAGTTCGTTCCTTATAGTAAAGAGGAAGACTCCGGCTGCGAATGGCTGGACAAGGACGCCTTCGCGCAGAGAATCAACGCGGCAGCGAAGACGCACGAAGTAGCATCATGACCTGCACCATGTGAGCAGCACAAGAGCCCGACAGAGCGCGGGCTCCCTGTGCTGCCCGGATGAACCGGAGCAGTAACAAAGAAAAGGACAGACAAATGAGCAGTTCGACAGTTCCAACTCCACCGGCTATCAACGATAGCTACAAGAAAAACTTCAAGACGCTGGAGCGTGCTTGGAAAAACAAAGCGGTCGCACTGGTGAGCGCGATCGACAAGGCGACCGGCGAACCACGCGTCCTGATCTGCGCGATGCAGGTCAACGAGGACGAATCGATCACGCCGGTACCGTTCGCGGTGATGGTGTGGGGCAATCCGTTCGAGATGTTCCACGACCCGACAGTTTAGTTAAACCACCAAAAACGAAAGGACAGAGAATGAAAATCAGTGAGTTCAGATCGCTATGCGAAATAGCGTTCAAGAGCGGTCGCCGAGTGTTCGGCATCGGCAAACACGGTATCGGCAAAACCGAAGCGGCCATGGAAGCAGCGCGGATGCTGCACATGGAGTTCATCGGACTGTGCTCCGCACTGGAAGACCCGTCGTCAATTCGTGGGTATCCCAGCCGGGGTGAGAATGGAGAAGCGACGCACTGCCTCTTCGATGGCATTGCCCGGGCGTTCAAGGCGACCGTTCCGACGGTGCTGTACTTCGACGACCTGCCGATGGCGTCGGAGTCCACGATGCGGTCCATCATGCGGCTGATCCAGTTCGGGGAGATCGACAACCGCAAGCTGCCGGACTGCGTCGTGATCGGAGCGGCCGGCAATGATGTGGGCCACGGGGCCGGCGTCACGGGAATGATCGAACCATTGAAGAGCCGGTTCCACGCGATTGTGAACGTGGAGACCAACGTCGACGACGTGGTTCTGTACGGGCTCTCACACGGCTGGCCGGGCGACATGCTGGCGTATCTGAAGAACAGTCCCGAAGCAATACATGACGGAAAGCCGACGCGGGACATGCAAGTCAGCGGCTCCTGTCCTCGCGGCTGGGGCTACGCCGCCGAGTGGATCAATGCCGGCGTGGACGGTCATGAAGTGTTGGCCGGCGCGGTGGGCAAGGGACACGCGACAGGCTATCTGGCGTTCCGCGCTCTGATCAACGAGCTGCCGGACGTGGACGGGTGCATTCTGGCTCCGGACAGTTCTCCCTTGCCGGATAACCCGTCGGCGAAATGGCTGATCGCGATGGCGCTGGCGTCCAAGATGACGGGACGCAACTTCGGCAACGTGCGCAAGTATCTGGACCGGATGCAGCAGATGTTCCGGGCCTACTCCATCCGTTCGGCGGTCATGGCGGAGATGGAGCGCAACAAACTGGGCAATCTGCCCAAGGGCTATTCGATGATCACGAGCAGCGGCGAGTTCACCGCATGGAGTGCGTCGAAGGACGGGCAAGAAACGCTGGCGGCAGACCGATAGGAGGCAATCATGAAGAAAAGCGACAACAATCGTTGCCAAGGGTGGAGACGATTCGGCGGAGCATTCACGCTGGGCCCGGTGCGTTGGGAGCAATGCAAGGAAATCCCGATCGTCATGCTCCAAATCAGGGAGGACGATGGGAAAATCCGCAACCTGCCGGCCTGTAACACGTGCTGGCAAGAGTGCATCTCCACCAAAGTCAAAATCCTGAAGGTGACACCGATCAAATCAAAGAAAGGACAGAAACATGAATGACCAACAACGAAACAAGCGGATCGACCGTGCCCAGCTCACAGTGATGTTCAAGGTGCCGTTCTTCGCACCGGCCATCGCCAAGCTGCCGGTCATCTGGGATGACGCCGTGGAGACGGCCGAAACCGACGGTACCAGCATCTGGTGGAACCGGAAATGGTTCGACGAGCTGAAGGACGAAGTCGTCGTCACTGTGCTCTGCCACGAAGCGATGCACCCGCTTCTGGGGCATCTGTGGCGGATCCCGGACAAGAACGAGATGGAGACGTGGAATCAGGCAACGGACCACTCCATCAACACCAGTCTGCGGGAGTTCGCGGATCTGGAGACAGCCAAGCACCGGGCCGACCCGTTCCCGATGCCAGACGGGGACATCTGTTGCGACAAGCAATATCTCGGCAGGGCGGAAGAGGCAATTTTTGCCGAGTTGATGCGGAATAAGCCGCCGGGAAGCCAGCAGGGCAATCAGGGGGGTAAGACGGGGCCGGGAAGTGGTAAAAGCGGCCCCAGCAAAGCCGGCGGGGGCAATTCACCCCCTTCCCGCAAGAAGTTCGGGGAGATGCGGGCGCCGGCCGGCACACCGGACCAGAAGAAGAAGCAGGCCACCGAGTGGCAGGCGACCCTGATGCAGTCCGTGGCCGCTGCCAAGCAGCAGGGCGAGCTGCCGGGCTGCATGGAGCGCTACGTAGGGGAGCTGCTGCACCCGACGGTCCCGTGGTTCGAGAAGATGGCGCAATGGCTCCGGGAGAAGGCGACAGATGACTGGAATTTCATGAAGCCGAACCAGTATTTCGACGAAAGCGGGTTCATGCTGCCCAGTCTGGACAGCGAGCGGTTCGGGACGGCGGTGTTCGCCACGGACACGTCCGGGAGCATCAATCAGGAAGTCCTGAAACACTTCCAGAGCGTCAAGCAGGCGTGTCTGGACGAGATGAAGCCGGGCAAGCTGGTCGACATCTATTGCGACTCGCAGATTCAGGCGGTCAACGAATACGTGCCGGGTGAAGAGATCAGCCGCAAAGCGCCGGGCGGCGGTGGTACCCGGTTCGAGCCGGTGTTCGAGAAGGTCAACGATCTGCCGGAGCCGCCGAAGCTGCTGGTGTATCTGACGGACCTGCAGGGGAGTTTCCCGACTGAGGAGCCGCCGTATCCGACCTTGTGGATAGTCTACAACAACAAAGGCGCGAAGGCACCGTTCGGTGAAGTCGTGGAGGTGGACGAATGAAGAACAGGCAAAAAGTGATCGCCTTTGCAAAAGAACGTTGGAACAGAGACTGGTCGTTTTTCAACGCCTACGGAAAGCTCAGAATAATTCTGGAGTGCGAATTGGCTGGGCGCAGATCACTCGGCGAGCACGATCCGGTGTACAGAGCCGTAAGGGCGCACGTCGAACGCATCTCTGCGGTTGAAGTGACAAAAATCATCAAGAGCGAACGCCAGATCGCGCGCCACGCCATGATCATCAAACTGACGAGGCTATGAACTCGCCAATCGAATTACACGAGGACGCGTGGAAGTGGGAAGTGCGTCGAGTGCACCCGATGGGAAACGGTCCGCCATTGTTCGAAGGCGAGTGCCAGTCGTACACCGCGTGCCTAATGACGTTCAAGATGCTTGGAATGTATATGCGACAAGCTGGCGGTCGTGATCGTTGGTTCCACTGTGAACGACAGGTGTTCATCCAGTTCTGGAGAGTTTCAGATGGCAAACAAATGCAGGACTGGGGCGGTAGTGGATTCACAGAATTTCCACCGGGATGAACTCGGTGGAGTAGCAAAGAAAGGACAGAACTATGGGAGACAGATGCTTCATGCGGGTGACCTGCCTGCCGAAAGACAAAAAGGTTTTCGAGGACTTGGGGTTCCAAGTTCAAGACGAAAAACTAACCGCGTGCACGATGGAGGAATACGAGGCCAACTACGCGCACTGTGACGAAATGCCGGAAAACATTCCTTACTACGGATACCACGCCGAAGGTGGCGAGTACGGAGCCAACGAATTCTGCTGCGACGGTGAAGCATTGTTCGAAGCGCCACTGCACAAGGATGGTCACCTTGTCGTGTTCTGGGACGAGAAGACTGACAGCCCTAATGAGAAATCGGTCGCTCGTCTCAAGGGTTACCTCGCAGCGCGCGAACGCATCAAAAAGGTGTTCAGCCGAGACCCGCTGATCTCCGCCATGTCGCAATCACTTTTGCTCGCCTCACACTCCGGCAGTGGCGAGCAGCAACCAACAACCGCCGGGGAAAAAGGAATGACAGACAAATGAGTTCAATCGCAAAACGAGCCGTGCTAATGCGGCTCTCTATCGGCCTGCCGGGTCAATCCGCGCAGGATGACGAGCTGAGTCAGGAAGTTAAATCGGAGCACAACATCGGAGAAGACGCCGGGGCGTGGAGCAAGAAGCTCTGGCCACCGGACGCACTGAAGCCGATCAAAACGCTGGACGGCCAGATCACCAAGTACCACAACTCGGTGACGCTGCCGTTCGACAAGGGTTCAGGGATTCTGCCCGCGCAGTTATACCCTGAATACTGCGAGAAGATGCGGGTCTTCAAGAGCGAGCGGGAACGCTTGGTTCAGGACCACTTCGTCGCGAAGTACGACGAGTTCGTGGCGTGGGCCCAGAAGAACCAGAACGGGACGTTTGACGCGTCGCTCTATCCGGGGGCGGATGTGCACGCGAAGAAGTTCTACGTGAAGACCATCCCGATTCCGGTGCCGGACTCGAATCACTTCGAGACCAACGTGAAGGACTTGCTCGGACTGGACTCCACGTCAGTCGACAAGCGGATCGAGGACGCCACAGCGGAAGGGCAGCGCGAGCTGCTGCGAAGGATGATGGCGCCAGTCGAGCACATGGCCAAGGTGTTGTCGGGCGAGAAGCCGCGCATCTACAAAACGCTGGTCAGTAACATTGGGGACATCGCCAAGCTGGTGCCGGCGTTGAACCTGATGGATGATCCGGAGCTGAACAAGTTCGCGAAGGACATGGAAGCCATCGCCACCACCACGGCCGACGAATTGCGCGACTCAGACGTCGTACGCAAACTGCGGCAGAACGAAGCCAAGGAGCTGATGGATCGGCTCAGTGGTTACAAGCTGGCCTGAAAGGAGACCAATGAGCAACGAAGAAGAGGAAGTCACACACTACGTGGAAAAGAAAAAGTGAAACCACCACACCTAATGAGCAACTCGGAACGAACGGAAATGCTCGAAGAGAGCCTGACCAAAGCCGAGTTTATGCTCAAAATGGAATGCGACATCGCTTCAGCCAGAGGCTGGTCTGAAGAGAGAAAGCAGGCAGCCAAGGACGCAATTCCCGGATGGGAAAACAGAGTGGCAGAACTGAAGAGACTGCTACGTCAGTAAAACCAAAAACAGAAAGGACAGAAAATGAGCAGACCAAGAGATCCGTTGGGCAAGGCGATTCAAAAAGCCTACCGCTCAACCAACAAATACCCCGTCGACCTGCTGATGCGGGAGCAATCGCGGTGGCAACGCAAACTCACCATCGCCCAGAACAAACTGGCGTGGGTGCGAAGACAGATCGACGCCAAGCTGATCGAGCTGGCGACGCCTAAAAGCGAGTCGTAGACTCCACTGAATCTTGAAAGCTGACAGCATTCAACTGAAAAACAATTAGCGGCCGGGAGAGTGCGGACACCATTCCCCGCACACGGCTCTGTCACCCGTCAAAACTCCCGGCCGCATTCCAAAGAAAGAGATAGAAACCAATGAACGGAAATCCCAACACCGCTCTGGTCCAGCAGAAGAGGACTGTGTCCGAACTGCTGAACTCGGAGCGCGCACGCACCGAACTGGCCAAGGTCGTGCCCAAGCATCTCACGCCAGAACGAATGACACGGGTCGCGATGACCGCGTGTCTGAAGTCGCCCGGTCTCTTCAACTGCACGCCGGAGAGTCTGCTGCAGGCAGTCATGCTGTGCGCGCAGGCCGGGCTCGAACCCGACGGTCGCCTTGCTCACCTGATCCCCTTCGGGAACTCGGTGCAGGTCATATTCGATTGGAAAGGCATCGTGACTCTCGGGCTCCGCAACGGCGGACTGGATCAGGTCTACGGCGACAAAGTCTGCGAGCATGACGAGTTCAATGCGTCGGTCGAAGACGGCGTGAAGAAAATCCACCACAAGATCAACTGGCTCAAGCCTCGGGGAAACCCCTATGCCTACTACGCCGTCACCAGCAAGAAGGGACAAATCGATTGGGAAGTGATGACGCTGGAGGAAGTCGAAGCGATCCACCAGCGCAGCAAAGCCAAGGACTCGGGCCCGTGGAAGACCGACTACGACGAGATGGCCAAAAAGACGGTGATCAAACGCATGTCCAAACGGTGGGATCTTCTGCCGGAGATCGGCGAGCTGATCAATCAGGAAGACGACACGCCGGCTTTCGGTATGCCGGTCGTTTCATCGCCAGTGTTCAGCACGCCAGCCAAGGCAGCTCTTACCAGCGCGCCGGAAAACGAGGAGCCCGGTGATTCGCCGGCAACTAGCGAACCGGCGACACCGGCTCCGGCGCCGGCCGCTGAAGTCAGCCCGGTGAAACGGCTGCGCGAGCTGTGCAAGGAAGCCAAGCTGAAGGAAGCGCAGGTGATCGAGTTCCTGACGGGCATCGGCTCGCTGGAGCCGGGCGTGACGACGTTCGAGCAGGCGTTCCTGCAGAACGCTTCGTCGGTGAAAATGGTGGTCGACCAGTTCGAAGACATCTCTCTGCGGATCAAACTGCCGCCGGGATAAAAACCAATTACAACTCTCCCGTGGCGACGTGGCCGGAGTGGCTTCATAAACACTCAGCGGTCTGGAAATCGCCTTGGCAGTATGCGCAAACATCCCGTACTGGTCGCCTCTGCTGCGCGGGGGAGTTGTGAGCAACCAACAAAAAGAAAGGACAGTTATGAGTCATGCAACAGTGCTCGTCGCAGTGAACTGCGCGCGAGCGGACATCGAAGCAGAAGTTGAAAAACAAATGCAGCCGTTCGACGAGAACGGAGGCTGGCTGGCCGACGGAACTCGGTGGGATTGGTGGGTCATAGGTGGCCGCTGGGACGGATACATGGGAAAGGGAAACATCCTTCAGGTGAAGGCGATTCATCCGAACAAATTCAAGTCGAAGCGGCAGAAGGATGCCGAGGAGTCTTGGGATAACTTCTCTAACGACAAAAAGGACAAAGGAGAAATCGTCGCAGTGCTTTGGAACTGCGATCCGAACATCACAAAGGAGAAATTCATCTCCGACCGAACTCAGGGCTGGTTCCCGTCTCACTACGCATTCCTCTACGATCGCAAGTGGCACGAGCGGGAACGTATGGGCTTCTTCGGCATGAGCGCCAAGACGGAGTGTGAGATCGCCGGTAAAGAAAACGTTCACCGCTGCAAGGCGAAATCACAAACCGATCCGGACGCTTACATCGTCACGTGGGGTGAAGATCGCCCCACATGGGAGTGCAAGTTCTACGACCGATTCATCAAACCATTGTCACCCGAAACCTTCCTCGTCACTGTGGACTACCACGTTTGAAATATGACCACTGAACTCGCAATCCAAAACGAACGTCGCGGCAGTACGTCTGCCAGCAACGCACAAGCAGACTCTCTCTGCCCCGGACGCCATCTGGCGCAGCGTGGGCTCTCTGAAACCGAAAGCAAGGACGCCACGCACGGCACGATGATCCACGATGCACTGCGGACCGGCGACACCAGCAAGCTGTCCGTCGATCAGCGCGACACGTACGACGCGTGCATCGCCGTCGAACAGAAGCTGGTCAACGCACTGTTCCCGGAGCTGGCCGCGTCCAAGGCACAGCCCAAGGTGTGGCGGGAGGAACGGCTGTGGGTGAAGATCAAAGGCGCGGCCGATCAACTGCTCGAACACTCCGGCAAGCCGGACGTGGTCTACCGAGTCGGCAACAAGGCGGCAGTGTTCGAATACAAGTCGTTAATGTCCGACGTGCCCAGCTCGCCGCTGAACCTGCAGCTCCGCGATCAAGCGGTGCTCGTCCACGGCAATCTTCTGGTACCGGAATTGATGGTGGCCGTGATCCAGCCGCTGGTCACACGCTCGCCGGAAGTCTGTTACTACAACGCCGACGATCTCCAGAAGTCGATGCAGGAGATGTTCGCCCGCGTAGTCGCCAGCAACGACCCTGCCAGTCAGCGCGTGGCCGGCGAAGTCCAGTGTCAGTATTGCTTGGCCAAGACGAAGTGTCCGGCGTACCAGAAGTGGGCCGGTGCCATGGTGCCGAACATGGCGAGTCTCTTGGACGTGGCGATCGACCTGTGGACTCCGCAACAGCGGGGAATGTTTCTCGACCGGGAAGCCGTCGCTTCGAAGTGGCTGGAGGATTGCCGCAAGGCGATCAAAGCCGGACTGAAGATGGACCCGGAGTTCTGTCAGGGCTGGACACTGAAGGAGGGAGCCAAGCGGGAAAAGATCATCGACCCGCAGGGCGTCTTCGATCGGTTCCACACACTGGGCGGTACGATCGAACAGTTCATGTCGTGCGTGGAGATCGGCAAGACCAAGCTGAAGGAAGTTCTGTCGACGGTCACCGGAGCGCGCGGCAAGGCGCTGGAAGCATCCGTCAAGACGATCACCGACGGGCTCACCGAGTCGAAGCAGAACGAGCCGTCGCTGGAAAGGAAAGTGAATGAACAAATCCCAAACTGATGCCACTGGGGCAAAGCTACCGGAGATGAAATGTCCGACGTGCGGATACGTGATGGATGGTGCCACTTGTCTGTACGTCCACGGAGACGATCGGCCAGAACCCGATGACATCGCTCTGTGTGTCAACTGCGGTGAAGTGCTGGAGTTTGGAAAGGAATTCGTGCTTCAAGTTGCCACACTCACAGCGTTGATGACCCTCTCACAAGAACAACACCACCACGTTGAGATCGCGCAGAAGCTGATCCGGAAAGGAGACAGGAAATCATGATTACAGCAATACTGTTCGCTCTCTTAATACTTGCACCGCTGGTCTGGTTGTCGTGGAGAATGTGGGTGGGAAAATGAAGCAACATCACCTTGCCGCCGTCATCGGAATCGTTGTGCTCGCCATCGCCAGCGTCACGAAAGATCAACAGCTCGTGGGCTGGTGGATGGTGGGCGGTCTGCTCTTCCTTGCACTGGCCTTCGTCCTCAAGATCACTTCCCGGTGATCTCGCCGGAGTGCATCACGTACCAGTCGATGTATTTGTTGAGCAGGTCTTGCCGCTCGACGTTTGCGTTGTTGAACAGTTCGAAGTCCTGATCGTTCAGGCTGTCCAAGAACATCGCCTCGTTCTCCCAGCTTCCGGTCATCGGCCGCTGTGCCCACGTCGCCATGGCCTGAGCGATCGGGTCTTTGATCACGTTGCCCTTGCTGTCCAACTTCAGAGGGTGAGTCTTGCGCAACTCGGTGAACACCCGCCGGGCTTCCTTCACGTCGTCGTTGCGCAGCGCGCTACGGAGCGCGGCGTAGGACGGAGCATCCGTAGGCTGCAAAAAGAAGCCGGCGTCTGGTCTCAGATTGTTCTTCTCCACGAAGTCATTGGCCAGCCTCAGCGTCTGAGTCAGCGGCGTCTCGGCCGGCTGCACCTTCATTCCCGCCCAGCCCAGCATCTGCCGCTGAACCGCTCCGCGTCGCGGCGGTGAGATGCTTTCCGGTGCGATCGCGTGACCGATCGCTTTGGCCGGCGCACCGAAGGACAGAGGCAACGGCGCCAGTTGTCCGGCGGCTTCCTTCCACACGTCAGTAGTCTTCGTGATCCGCCTTCCAAATTCATCTTCACCGCTGGCGATCACCTTCGCGGCCTTGCCCACTGGGCCAAGCGCATTGGCTCCGATCTGGAGCATGACATCGTGCGCTCGTGGACGGCTGCCCATAAGCCGGTTTACGTCGTGCGTCATCTCCATGAACACGGACATCGGCGAGAGCCAGAAACCGTTTCCTTTTCCGGTCGGGATGAACGCGTCGAACTTGTGATCCCTCTCGTTGTTCTGCCACGTGAATTGCTTGCGGCTGATCAGGTTCAACACCTGAGTCAGTACGAAGTAACCGGCCAGACCGCGCAGCATGGAGCGAGTGACCGGAGTGCTCACGTGGTACTGCGCGGCACGCAGATCGCCTTTGGCCAGACTGCCCGCCGCTTTGGCCAGCCGGGTGTAGGTCTCTACTTCCTTCATGATGATGCCCTCCCGCCACATTGGGGCCAGCATCACGATCTGGGCCATGTCCCTGAAGGTCGGGTTGCGGAAGATCCCCTGCCGTCCCATGTTTCCGAATTCGATGTTCATGCCTCGAACCACATCGCGAAGAAGATCGGGAAGTCGTCGACCCGGGAATTGATCGTGCAACCGTTCGAAGTTCTCCACTCCTTTCTGAAGCATCAGGCCGCTGGTGTATTTGTCGAAGAGCCAGCGGTTGTAAGGACCGATGACTTTGTGCCACGGCTCTCCAACGAGCGGGATATTCCGGATCGCATCCTTGTAAAGCGCATCGATCACGCGGCTGGCATTGAGTCCATTACCGAGAAGTCCGCGTCCTACTTCATGACGGGTTGCGTACTTGAAAGTCCCGTCCCGATCAATAAGTTGGATTGTTCCTTTCGCCCAGTCCGCTGCCTCCTGCGTGATGAACCCTTTCTCCACGGCTTCAGGCATGTCTTCCAGTCTCCAGTTCAATACTGCGAACCCGCCCTTGAAGTTGGGATTGATTTCCCACCAGCGTTTGCCGGACAACGTCGCGCCGTATTGCGCCAGCCGGCTGAAGTGGAACATATCCCCGATCAGGAGCCAGCCGTGCTTGAGCATCGAAGCGCCTAACAAAGCCTGCCGCCCGCCGGGCATGTCCGCGATCTGGGACGTGCGGGACAGGGAACGAATCATCTTCACGTAGGGCTCGCTCACCGACAACGGGACACCGCGTTTGTTTTCCGTCGGCCAGATCAGGTGCGGGTAATCCAGACTCGCCGGGACGTATTCCATGTGCACCCGACCGGTCTGCGGGTCTTCTTTGGGAATCGACTTGGGCGCCACGGCGATCGGCTTGCCAGTCTCCGGGTCGCGCAAATCCTTCCACATTTCCCGGGCCTGTGCCGCTGCCACTTTGTAGCGGCCGGAGCGGACGCGCGATTCCATCAGCACGGCCGGGTCGTAGCTGCCCGGGATGAACGGTCCATGGGCGATAGCCTCGTACATGTCCCGGAACCGTTTGCCGCCGCGATACTGTTCGCCCAAGAGCTTTCTGGTACCGCCGAAGGGAGCGAAGGCCACCTGCTGGTCGCTCCAGAATTCTCCCTCGTACCGGCCGGGCAGATAGTAGGCGCGTTCCTTCACGTCGAAACCGTTGGCGTTCTCGAAATCAATCTCGTCCTTGCCCTCTTTCAAAATCTGCGCGGCCGTCCGCTGCAGTTCCGGGTCATCCCAATGGTCTCGGGCGTAATCGATCTCTTTCTCCAGCCGGTCTGCCGCCTTGGAAATCTTTCCGGACCACAGCCGCTTCACGGGGTCTCGGCTGATGCCCCACAGTTCGGCTTTTGTCCGGGCCGACGCGATGTCTTTGCGCAGAAACTCCAGACCCTTCGGGGTGAACCCGGAAAGCGGTGGCGTTTTCTCGTACTTCATCGCGCGATTCGTGGACGCGATCACCGCTTTGGCAGCGGCGCGAACCATCTGCGCCTGCTTTGTGTCGGCACGGCTGGCACTCTTGGCCGATACCATTCGAATCAACTGGCCCACCTGACGGGCATACTGGTCGGCAACTCGCTCCTGTCCGTCGAGAATGCGAGGCAGATCGCGTTTCACAACTCGCCGGGCGCCGATCGCGCGCAGTGATTTGAAGAGCTGGATCGTCTCGTCGTTGGTCACCTGCTTGGCGCGACGAAGCGAGGACGGATCACGTTCGCGAAGTGCGGACACGCCGTAGCGCAGACTGCTTTCCAAAGTGTATTTTTTCTTGGGAACTTCACGATGCGCCAGCGTGCGCAGTGCGGCTTCGCCCATGTATGGGTTTTCGCCTTGAGCCAACTCGGCAGATAATGCCTGCTGCGCTTCCGGACTCAGCATCTCCGGCTCATGCGGCACAGCCGGCGGCGGCGGTTCCGCTGGGGTTCCACGTGGAGCGCCGGCAACTTCGGTCGGCGCGCGTCCACGGAGCGTGCTGATCTCACGCGCAGTCGGGCTCACAAATTCAGCCGGAGGCGGCGGAAGCATCGATTCTTTCGGGCGAATGGTTGTCGCTGATCCCAGACCTGCTTGTTCCCGGGTGATGCCGGCCATCGGTCCGGTAAAGGAGGAGGTTCGAATGCCGGGCGTCCCCTCAATGCCGACATCTCCGAACCACTTCTCGAAATCATTCACGCTGTCGAACTTCTGGTGGAACTTCTGCACCGGATCCCGCAGCGTCATCACGACCATCGGCGACCATGACTTCAGCAGCTTGTCAGTGATCTTCTCGCTGGGCAGAGAAGCCCCGTCCGGGTTGGTGATCTTCGGACCTGTTCGTGGGTCTCTCCATGTGGAGACCAGCGTCACCTTGCCGTCGCGGTCGAGCAGGGCCATCACGTTCTTGCTGACGGTGCGCGGCGGCGCGGCCTTGCCGGTGGCATCGACAGCCGCGTTGGCGGTGGCCAACTCTCCGACTCGCTTGGCGTCGCCGGCTTCTTCGGCCGGGATACGAGTGATCAGACGGCGCGATTCGATCGTCGGAAACTGGCCAGCCATTTCGCCGGCCTGAACCTTTTCCGCTTCGGTTCTCGGCAGCGCGCCTTGCACGTCGTAGGTCTGGCCGATGTCTTCGGGTCCGATCTCTTTCCGGTCCCACGGTTTCTCCGGAGCATCGCCGGCCTTCTGCGTCAGCTTGTCCATGATCGCTCCGATGGCGGCGTAGCGCCGTTGAAACGGGACGTTAAATTTCTGAGCGATCTGCGGACCGTACTTTCGCTTGAATTCTTCCTGCGTCATCCACGGCTTTTTGCTGAACATCTTCCGGACGTACTCGATCTGACTGGCCATTTGCTCTTCGTTCATCACGTCGGGAATCTTGCCGATGTAGGGATCACGCTCGCTGGGTTGCAGCGCTTCGGCCACGTCGCGTTTGACTCCCACTTCCGGCAACATGCGGGCCAGCTCGTCGCCGGTGGCCTGCATCAGATGCTTCGTCAGCGAGTCCTGCCACGCGTAGTAAATCGAATCACGGGTCACCTGACTGCCGAACTGCGCGCGCAGCGTGTTGGAGAACTCCTCGAAGGATGGCAGCTTGCCCGACGCCTTCACGTTGCTGAAGAACTGGTCGGTCATCTTGTCGATCTCGCCCGCAGCCGGCTGGCGGAATCCGCCGCGCTCAACTTCAGCCGTGCCTTTGACCGGCGGCAGCAAAAGTTCGGGGTGTTCCTTCGGCGCCTTCGGACGCCGGAGGGACATCGGCAGTTCCATCTGCGAAGGATCGTAAAGAGTCTCTCCACGTCCGCTATGTCCGGGGTCTCTTTTGACCGCCATCCCCTGTTCGATGCCCCAATCGATAGCGGACTGACGGACCTTCGGTGAGATGTCTCCTCGACTGCTTATCCAAAGAGTGTTTGCTTTACGATCGGCCACTGCTCGAACCCATCCTCGTGTGAACATTTCTCGGTACAGGTCGGTGTCTTCCATTACTTCCGCTTCATCCTCTGGAATGACGTCCTTCAATTTGTTGTATGCGAATTCCTTGTGGCCCTCCGGAGCCTCGTGAAGTTCTCCAGAGGAGTTGAACCACTTTTCGAGAGTCCCCTTTGGACCGTACCCTTCAGTTGGTTTCCATTCTTTTTGACCGGCAGTCTTCGGACGTCGGAGGGAGGACGGTCCTTCAGCCTGTTCGGCAGCTTTGCGTTTAGCAGCTTCCAACTTAGCCTGCATTCCGTAATAATTCCTTGCAGCCGGAACATCCTGTGAGAGTTTTAGAATTACAGCAAAAGGATTTCTATCAGCAGTGACAACCCAACCACGCGCCGCTAAATCTTGACGTTGTTTGGGTGTCAATGTTTTCCAAATCGGAGCTATGTCTTTTCCGTAAAGTGGATCATTCTTTTCCCTTAATTCTCCCAGCACTTTATCCAACATAGAGGCTGGTTCAACCCAACCCGGCCTCTGCATAAGAGTTTCGGCATCGAACCTCGCGGCAAAACGTGGTACAACGGTTGCCTGCTCTTCCTCAGACAATGCTTTCGGTCTTCTCAGTGAACTCGGTCGCGGCGTCTCCAGCCGCTGCGCCAGACTCTCGGTCGCTGTGAGCTCCCGGCCGCTCGTGCGCTCCAGAGCCTTCACAGATTCAACTGTGTGTTTGAGTGGAGCGCCAGCGCGTTTAGGTACCATTCCTTCCGCAGAACCTTCATCGAACGCAGCCTCGATAATTTCACGAGGGAATTGCACGATTGTTCCGAGACCGAATTCCGGACTCATGAGCAGAGCCATTTTCTTTTGTGGATCAGTCTCCGTCTGGAGTTGGTCACGAACTTTCTGTCCGTCTTCGATGATCTTACGCCGCGTGTACTCCAACGCCGCGATCACGGGCTTGGCTTTCTCTTCTCCAAGCTGGCGCAGGAATAGTCCGGCCTGATACGCGGACTCCTGCTGGTAGACGTCTCCCTTCAGGAAGCGCTTCATCACACTCATCCAGTAATCCGGAGAGTTCACCGCGTCGCCGGCATCGTGAAAATACTTCGGTCCGAGCGCTGGCTTGCTGACGCCCTTGGAAACGAACTTGTCAGTGGCGTACTGCTCCTGCTTCGGGTCTTCAGATTCTTGCGGTCTCCGCAGCGACGAAGGGTTCCCTCCAGCCGCAACGAACCGGGCGGCGTCGAGATTGCCTTGCACTTTCTCCAGCAGAGACCGTCGCACATTCCCGCGCTCAGTCGGCAAGGTCTCCATGATCCGGGAAACGATCCGTTGAAGCGTGTTGAGCTGTTCCATCTTCCAACGTTCCCGGCCAACGGTCATCACTGTTTCGGTGGGAGACATCTTCCGCAACTGGGCCAGCCTACGCGCGATCGATTCGTAACCCAGCATCCGGTCCGTGAATGGCCTTCCGTGAGCGGCCTGTGCCCCGGCTCGCGTCCACTTGCCGGTGTAGACTCGGGTCTCCATAACCTTCTCGACTCCACTCATGGCTGCGGCGTATTCATCCGCGTCCTTGTCGGTCGTCTCCAGATGGTCCCGCTCTTGGGCGATGAGACTCTTCACGTATGTCGAACGCTCCTCGGGCGGAAGATCGGCCAGTGACTTACTGAACTCTTCGGGGTTGATGACGACCTTGCCGGTCTTCCGGTTGATCGTCGCCGCTTCGTTCGGAGCGAACGGTTGTCCCTCTTCCAGATGCTCCGAACCGACTTCGATGCCGGCTCCCATTCCCTTGCGCTCTTCGTCGAGATAATCCTGATCGTCGGCAGTCAGTCCGCCTTTCGATCGCTCAAGTCTCATTCCGGGTTCGAGGTGGAATTCGCTTCCGGCAACAGTATTCTGGCCCTCGTGGTCAACGAACAAAGTGCCGTCCTTGGAAACCTGACGGACGACTCTACGCACTCCATCTTCATCCACCAATACATCTCCCGGTTTCAGAGATTGAGCGACAGTCTTTAGAGCCTTAGCTCTTTCGGAGAATGCCTGATCTCGTTCTTCCCCGACCTTGGTGCGTGAAACCAGAGATTCAGTGGTTTCGAAAGCCTGTTGCTCTCCGGGCCTCAGTGGTACCGGTGCTTCTTTGACGGGCACTTGCCCTTCGCCGCCCCCGGGTTCCGCAGGAACGGTCGGAGGGGCAATGCTCTCTGCCATGTCCTTGCGTATCTGCTCGGCCTGAGAGAGTGGTTCTCCTCGGCGTACTTTGGCCTGAACACGCTCTAATGGTATTTGTGCTGCTTCGGCCATTTGTTCGGGCGATGCGAGAACTCTCGCGCCACCTTCTTTGACGGGCACTTGCCCTTCGCCGCCCCCGGGTTGTGCGCGCACATCGCCATGAACCGCTGCTGTTTCTTCGACACTGCGGGCATAGGGAACTCCTTCCTTTGTTAGTGCGCCTTTACCCATCAAGCCAAGCATCGTGGCGCTCTGTAATGCTGGCTCAATATCTTCACGGTTTCCAGTCTGCACTGCTTTTTCAATTTGACCGGGAAGCGCTTCGGCCATAGAGCCCGCGTATAAGATTTGGATGGGCTTGGCTAATTTGGTTGCAGTCAAAGGAAGAGTAGCGATTTGTCCCGGCGTGCTCATTCCCTCGATAATTTTTCCCATCGACGATCCCGCTTTGATTGCATTCTCCGGAGTAAGTTGAATAATCGGCTTGCCCGGTGCAAACGGGTAGTCGGCTTCGGTCAATTCGAGAGGCGGCGTCGGGTGCTCGGTCGACGTGTCGATCACAAACTTCTTGGGCACCAGACTGGGAATGTTGAGCGCTTTTCCAGCTTGCCGTTTGATGAAAGACGGAGCGTTGAGTCCGAGAGCAGCGGCCTCTTCCACCAATCCCATCGTATAACCGAACGGTCCCAGCCCTTCAGGAAGAGCGGATTCTTTTTGCGCGGCTTCGGGACTTACTTCACTGGCGAGAAGCGTCTGCTCCAGAGCCGGAGACAGTCGGGTTCTGGGAGGCGGTGATTGCGCCGTGTCGAACTGGTCGTAAGGATTTTTCTCCTCGACATCGAACTGGTCGTAAACATTCTGCGGCATGTCATTCAGAGTAGTCCGGTTCTAACCCCGGTGCTGCCTGCTGTTTCAGAATCTTCGCCGATTCTCCCTTTCCATACTTCGCATCGAATTGCGGAGCCGTATCGGGAAACCGTTTCAGATGTTCGATCGCTGCCGGCGGAATCGTGGCGGGCTTGGACGTTGCAGTCGCCGTGGTCGGCTGTCCCAAACCGGCCATGCGAGCGTTGATCTTTTTCTGCGTCGCTTCGTAAGGCGTTTCCTTTGGAACGTTGTGGATTCTCATACCGCCCGGTCCGGGAATTCCAATCATGCCCGGCACTTCCTCACCGTTGGGTCCGATCACGGGAACAGCCTGTGGAGCGTTGGTGGAAACGTTCGGTGGAGGCATGATAATCCGGACGCTTCCTGTTCCTGTTCGAATGGAATCAACTTTTCTTCCATCTGACAGTGTGATCGGAGTAACCTTGTTCAAATCGACAGGTGGCTTTGTCAGCGCCGACAGACTGGATCCGGTCATTCCCAACAGCGGACCATATTTCATCCACACTTTGGAAGGATCTCCACCGGCGTCCAGTTCAGCTTGTGCTGCCTGCATCACCTGCGACTTCGCGGCCGCAGCCTTTACATCCATCTGGAACTGCTGCTCCGATTGCTCCTGCTGCTGTTGCTTCAGTCCGATCTCCGCCTGTTGGTACTCGTGCTGATAGGCGAGCTGCTGCTCTTCGCGCTGCGCGTTCTGTTGCTCCTGTTCGCGGCGAGCGGCCATTTCCTGCTGGGCCTGAGCGGCGCGCATGTTGGCAATCGCACCCTCCTGTTGGAGACGCTGACGGCCGAGAGAAATCTCCGCGCCACGAGCTGCGGCTTGACCGAAGTCACTCGGCGAAACGTTGAGCCACGGAGGGATGGGGTACTGTGCCATGATCAAACAAACCCGGGATCACCGGGATAAATGTGAGTAATTCCAGCCTTGCCACGCGACCACCACGGTTGGGTCATATCCAAGCCTGAGTCTCCAGACGACAGGTTCTCCAGTTTGTTTGCTGCTGCGCTGGGGACTGGTGCCGCTGCGTACAGACTCGCTGCCATTGCCGCTTCCTGTTCCATCTCCGGAGTGACAAACATTTTGCTGATGTCGAACGGTTGAACGATCGGGCTTCGCGCCACCGCGCCGGACAAGTTCTGTTCGCCGGTCTGAGTCAGTCCAAGCGAACTGCCGAGAAGTTGCTTCACCAGAGCCGCGTTCATGTTGGCCGAACCGGGTGTCCCGGTGGCGATGCCTCGCTCCGCACCGCCTTGAATGATCTGGTCCAGCACGCCCTGCGGCAGTTGACCGGCCAGCTCGCTGCCGATGTTCGCCGAGGACTGAGCGGCCATGCCGGAGTAGTTAGGGATCGCGGCATTGTAGGCGCCTTGGAGTTGTCCCTGCTGGAAAGTATTCACGCCGCCGCCCAGACCGTAGAGCGCTGCGAGGTTGCCGATGTTGCCGCCTATTGCGCCACTGGCCGACGCCGTCGGGTTGGGCACCGAAGGCTTGCCGCCGTACGTCGCGGAGTAAGATGTCGGAGGAAGTCCGGGCAGGACCGCTCCACCACCGCCACCACCACCACCAAATGATCCCATCAGTCCGAGAGATGCCATAACGTTGTCAGATTAAAGTTCCGATCTTGTTGTGTCCGGCCAGACGAGCGGCGCCGAATGGCGCCACGTTGATCGCCGGATCGGTGATTCCCAGATAGTGCGCCAGCTCGCCGTTCAGAAAACCTACGGCGTTGAGATGATGTTGCGCGGCCATCGCCTTCGCGGCCGGCGTGTCGACTCGGGAATAACGTATCGACTGGCTCTCCTCGATGATCGCTTCGAGATTCTGAATCAGGCAGTAGTCGGTGTCCACCACCACGGGGATCAATTCGAGCTTCGCGATCGCCGTGACCAGCACCATCTGTGGCAGGTTAGGAGCGACGCACGCATTGACGAAAAGGCCGCAGCAGTTTCTCGGGATCGGGTTCAGGAAGTACCGGCGATACGACGCTGTCTGCTCGCCGGGCTCCATCGTCAACAGGAGGATCTGTTCGCCGGTCGTGGGATCCACCTGAAAGAACTGCACCTGCCCGTTGGTGATGTCCTTCTGGATTCCGGTGAACGAGCTGAACGTCATCGGCGCCACCGCAAAGGGACTCGTCAGGGAAACGAAGACTCCGGTCACGCGGTTCACTCCGTCCTGCGTGTAGATGATTCGGCCGTTGGCATCCAGCCCGGACAGCATCACGCGCTTGCCGACATCGGCCGGGTCCGTGAGGTACACGTAAATGTTCTGAGGCGCATTGGTCAGGTCGCGGAAGGTGACCGCCGTATTCCGTGTGTAGACGTTGATCAAACCCGGACACTGAGTAGACCGTTTTGGAAGCCTGCCATTTCCGAACTGGAGATATTCGTGAAATTGGTTGAACAACGGAACCGGATGATTGCAGATGTCGAATGCTTCTATTCGTGCAATCTCTCTAGGGGTTGTGATGATCGGTTTCAGTGGGTCAACAGCGAAGGCAACTTCAGCAAATGTTCCCCACCAGCCTTCGTCGCCGGCTTCCTTGCACATGATCAGCCGGCGCTGGGCGGCGTTGACGTACTGCGCGATCTCGTGGGCGTCTTGCTGGCACTTGCCAATCGCCGCCGGGAGTTGGCTGATGCGGCAATCGTAGAGTCGGAGGCGTGATGCCATGGTGCTGCTTTACTACCAGCAGCCGGTATTGGCAACACTTTAAGAGAAGATCGAAATGGTGTTCGCGTCGTCGCGGCCCTTGAACACCTTGCCGGAAACGTAGTCGATGGCGATGCTTCCTCCCAAGTCGCCGTTCTCCAGCTCGCAAACAACCGTATGAGCAACCGGGTCCAGCACCGCCAGTTGTCCGATGCCTGACGTGCCGATGACCGCGCCGGTGACCGGGTTGAATTCCAAGAAGGTGATGGCCCCTCCAGTGTTGGGCATGTCGTAAACGTGCTCCGACAGGAATGTCGTCGAGTTGATCTCCCAGACTTCGGCGTTGAAGGTGACGGCTTGGAAAACACCCACAAAGATTTTACCTGTCGCTGTGTCGAAACAAAAACCGCCTGAGTTGCCGCCGGGTGCGGTGTTGATCTGGCCCAGCAATGCCATGCCGGGCAGGCTTCGGATGTCCCACGTTGAAGAAAAGTTCAACGCGATGCTGTTGGTTGGCAGCCAGAAGCTGGGAGCATTCAGTCCGGCGCTTCCGACACCCGTGTTGGTGTTGGTGACAACTGTGTCGGTGTGTGGGTTTATAGTCGTCAACGTGAATGACGGGAAGTTGGCATCAGTCAACACGTAGACACGGTCGTCCACTGGACTGTAAAAGGGATTGGTCAGGGGTTGACCGGTCAAAACGATGTTGATGACGAACGCTCCGGCGATGGTATAAACCCTTACGTTGTTCGAGCTCACCACGTAAACTTTTCCAACCGACGAAGCGTAACACCCCTGATCGAACGTCAATGAAGCCACCAGCGGATCGGTAGCGATGACCGCTTGAGTTTGCGTGTTTACGAATTTCAATTCAGGGACAGTGGGCTCTTCCGACACCAAGAACCGGTTAGCGGCATCACGGCTGGCCACCGAAATGATTGGAGGATGCCCCATGTCGATCGAGCCCGTGAGCGCAAGGCACACGATCGGAGTACTGCCGCCTTGTGTCTGCATCGTGAATGCCTTCTGGCAGGTGATACTCCCGTCCCCGACTTGCACGGTGAAAGCCGAAGAGCCGGCCGTGGTCGGAGTCCCGGAAATGGCACCGCTGGAGTTCATCGACAAGCCCGCCGGCAGAGAGCCTGAAACGATACTCCATGTTGCCGGAGCCGCCAGAGTCCCCGCCAGCGAGAAAGTAAAATTGTAAGGGGTGCCAACTGTCGGGTTGGGAAGAGCCCCTGTGGAAATCGAAATCACATTCAACGTGTAAGCCTTCACCATGAAGTTGCCGTGCGAGTCCGTGGCCTTCAGCGAAAAGTTGAACGTGCCGGCCATGGACGGGTTGCCGGCCAGCTTCACGGCAGACGAAGATACGGCCGTCAGCAACATGCCGGTCGGAATACTTCCCGATACCACGGTGAAAACGAACGGGCTGAAGGTGCCGGTCGCGGAGATGAACGCCGAATAGGTTTGCCCCAGACAGCACTCGGTCGGGATCAACGAACCCATGCACACCTGATTGATCGCCAACTGACGGCAGGCGAACGAGTGCGCCATGTTGTCGGCTTCGATCTGGGAGAGCGCGAAGAACTGGTCGGCACGCACTGTGAACGAGAAGAGCAGTCCGTCTGGACACAGCGCGCTGCAGGTCTGCGGCGTGTTGCCAAACACGTCCACGTCCCACGGTGTCGGCACGTCGGGCGGATCCACGAAGTCGAAGGCCGGCGGAGTGCGGTTGTTCAGCGCGACGCAGTGATAGTAACCGGACAGCGCCAGCGAATCGGCCGTGTCCTGATCGCAGGCATCCGCGAAGGCGACGCAGTTGGAGTTGACCCAGTTGGAACCCAGCGCGGGCAGTTGACCGCCGACACCGTACTGGACACCGATCCTCGTGCAGCAGTCAGCGGCATCGGTGTTGAACCCCGTGAAAGGGTTGTCGTCACCGGCGCAGGCGATTCTACTTTTGCATGGACAGATCATGTCGGACAGGCGCGGACCACCGCATACATTTCCCGCTCCACCGGGCCAGCGTGCCAGACCAAACCACGGATCCGGCAGAACCCTTTGATCGTGATTCGAAACTGGAACTGGTAGGC